GTACAAGAACGACGCCACCTTCCACAAGCTGCGCGAGCAGATGGCGAAGGACTTCGGCTTCACCATCCAGAAGATGCCGGGTGGTGTGACTCACGTCATCGCCCCCGAGCCGGAGCCGGAGGAGGAACCGACGACGACAGCCCCCGGGCCTGTCGTCGTCGGTTCGGAGCCTACGGTTCCCGAATTGGCGCCCGTCATCGAGATGAACGACGACGGGGACCTGCCGCAGTATGTGTTCCCCGCTCTCGACTGGCGCTCCATCGTCCCCGAGAACAGCTTCATCCGCATGTACATGCGGCAGTGCTGCATCGACGATGTCGCCGAAGAGTACCACTTCTGGAACGCAATGGTGGCAGTCGGATTCGCCCTCGGCCGCGAGGCCAGGCTGTTCGACTCTAGGCCGGTGTACGGGAACCTGTTCGTCTGCACGCTCGGCACGTCCGGGTCCGGCAAGTCTAAGGCAGCGGGTTACCTTAACGACTGCGTCGACCAGGCCCTGCCTCACGACTGGACCGACCCCTCGTCTCGGGGCGTTCGCCGCATCGCCACTCCCGGCTCGGCCGAGGTTCTGATCCACAGCTTCATGAAGCCGATCGCGAACACCTCAAACCCCAAGGTCATCGACTACTACGCACCAGTCAAGGGCCTGATCGACTTCAACGAGTTCTCGCAGCTCATGTCGCGTGCACAGCGCCAGGGGAACGCACTCAAGCCCACCCTGATGCAGTTCTACGACATGGACCGTCTGATCACGTCAAACTCGATCACGACCGGCTCCAAGGAAGCTCACGACCCCTTCGCATCCATCATCACGACGACTCAGCCCGCCGCATTCCGCAATCTCGTCGGAAAGGGTGACGACGATTCGGGATTCTTGAACCGGTGGCTATTCGTTGCCGGGCCGGACAAAAAGAAGATCGCGGTCGGCGGTCAGCGCATCGACGTCTCGCCGTCGGCTCCGTACCTCAAGGCGATTTTCGCCTGGGCTGGACAGTTCCGCGATAACGAGTTCGTAGAGTGGGGTCCGGAGGCACTGGAGCTGTTCGAGAAGTTCTTCCACGAGACCCTGTATCCGCGCAAGGTGCAGGGAACCTCGGCACTGTTCAACCGCATCGACCTTCTCATGAAGAAGGTCATTCTGCTGCTCGCGGGGAACAAGATGGAGCGCGTGGTGTCCGGCAAGACGGTCGAGGATGCCATCAGCATCTACGACTACATCATCAAGTGCTACGAGATGCCGCAGGCCGAGCTCGGCAAGACGCTGAACTCCGAAGTCCAGGAAGCTGTGCTGTACCAGTGCCGCAAGCAGTTCGAGAAGAACCCCCAGGCTGGTGTGACGGTGTCCATCATCGCTCGCAACCTCGCCAGGAGGAACTATCCGAGGGAGATGATCGTGAAGACGCTTGACACCCTTGTCAAGCTGGACCTTATCGAACCCGTGGTGTCCGAACCGGGCAAGCGCGGCCGACCGACAACGAGGTACCGCTATGTCGGCTGACCACGACGTGAACCTTCTCCGGAACGCCTCGATCGAGTGGGTCGAGAACGGCCGTCTCGTTCTTCAGCTCTCCAATGGCGACAGGCTCATCCTCGCGCAGGACGTTTACGACGAGCTGTGCGACGGCGAATACTCCAACCGGCAGCACTACAGCCGCGCCACCTACGCCAAGGGGTGCCGTGGCCCGATGTGCCGTCTCGCTGAGACACACCGGGGCCGCAAGCGCAACGCCGACCGCGCCCACGAGGGCGGGCGGGAGTACCGCGAGGGCTTCCGCACTAACGACAGGTCGGTCGAACTCGCGCCGATCATCACGTGGCACCTCGCGACCCGGGGCCGCAAGATACGCGAGTCCTAGAAGCAGAGAAACCCCCCGGCTGGAATCCAGCCGGGGGGTTTCTTGTGCCCTTATTGCAAGGCGCCTCGTTGGATCGGCGGTAGGTCGCCGGACAGGTTTCCAGTCGCATAGTCGTACGCGACGTCAGCGATGTGCCCGATGAGCGACCCGTCGAACTCGTCGCCGCAGATACACCCGGGCTCCGTCTGCGAGATGGGGCCGTGGTGCTCCTCGACTAGCGCCACGACCTGCTCGGGAGGGCGCCGTGCCCACATGTGACCCTCGAAGATGAGGGACCCATCCTTGTCGTGGTTGAACTCCACCTCAACGCGGGGCACCTCGCCCACGGCATGCGTGAAGGTGACGAAATGCACACCGTCGAGCGAGGTGCCGTTGACCACGACCTCTGTAGTGGAGGGCGAGATGTTCTGCACCTTCACCATGCCAGACTTCGGAATGCGGGACTTGACGTTGGTGCGCTCGGCCTGCGTGGTGTACTTCTTGGCGCTGCACTTGGGGCAGTAGTAGCGCGTGACAACATTGCCCTCGATCTCGTCTGGAAGCCAGGCGTGTTCGCACGACCCAGAGGTGGGAGCTCCGCCCACAACCTCCAGAGGCCCGTTTCCCAGGGAGTCCTTGAAGACCTGTGGCGGCTCAGTGCCCACCTCCCACCACAGGTCGGAGTTGCAGATGAAGCAGTTGACGAGATACCGACCTTTGGTGTGACCCAGATCAGTTCGTACGTGACCCCACTGGTGCCTGTCGTCGCGACAGCAGGCGACAGTGCGGTCGAAGTCCCAGCTCAGCTGACCCACCTCCAGTTCTCCTTGCCAGCCTTGAAGCCGCCGCACACCTGGCATTGCGTGCCCGTGATGCTCCCCACCATGGCGCGTGCCGTTCGCGTGTGCGAGCAGGCGTCGACCTCTTCCTTGGTGTACTGACGCTTCTCGTTGCACCCGTGGCAGATCTTCCAGCCGCGCCGCATGTGGTGGTGCTCCCACTCGTGCTCGTGCGGCTGCTCCTCCAACACGGCCTCAAGCAGGACTGCCGCGCCGTCGAGCCACATGATGCGAGTGTGCCCGCCGTGCCCGTGGACCTTCAGCGCGTCGTCGGCGGATGCGTACGTGATGGTGGAGGCCGTGTCCCCACGCCAGCGGAGCGTCACGGTGCCGTCAGTAAACTGCACCCCGTCCGCGATGACGCCGGTGCCCGAGACGCCTGTAACGTCGTGAGAGCGGATGAGGACGAACTTGCGGAACCCCTTGGTCGGCGCACCCTCGCGCTCATCGTGCGGCTCCAGGCCGGGGCCGAACACCGCGACCTCCATCTGCACGAGGGTGATCGCGTCCATGAGTGCGCAGAGCGCCGGGTGGGTCTCCTGGAGAGACTTCCCGGCGCGCTGCTTGGGGTGGACCGACTCGTTGGCTTCCTGCATGGCCTTGGTGAACGCCGCTGAGAGCTGGTTCGCAGCAGCCTGGATGACACGGAGGTCCATCAGTCGACCTCCGGCTTGGTGGGCTCTTCGGTGGCATCGAGCAAGGCCTCGCCGACCATCCGGAGAACCTTGTTCCCCAGGTCTCGGGCGAGCACCGGGTTCTCGGCCTGTATCGACTCGGCGTAGGCGATGATCGCGTTGACGGCGTGAGGGTCGTGCTTGGGGTCCAAGACGAACACCCAGCAGTTGTCGTGCTTGCCCTCCGGGTCGTTGATCTTCTTGACCTCGTAGCGTGCTTCCAGGCCCTTCACGATACCTCCTTGTAGGGGACGAGCAGTGCGGCCAGGGCGCAGATTGCGCTGGCGATGAGGGGGAGCAGGGCGACGGGGGTCAGGTTGCCGCTGATGATGACGAACCAGACGAACCCCGCCAGGGCGCCGATGCTGGCGCTGAAAAGGAGCTTCGCACCGTAGCGCATCTCGTACCGACGCGGCGGGGCGGGCTTCTTGGCGATCACTGTTGCGTGTCTACCTTTCATCGTTACTCGTCGTGGAACGTGGGCGTTGCGCGAGCAACCCGGCAGAACCAGTAGGTCTCGTATCGCTTGTACACGTCACTGTACGTGACGTGCATCCAGGAGGGTGTGCCGTCTCCGCGCTTGAGGAAGCGCAGCGCCTGGCCGCAGAGCTTGCAGGTGTCCTTCTTGACCGGGGTCTCGGGGGTCTCTTCGCTCATGGGATCGGGGTCACCTTCTTCGTCGGCATGGGCTCCGGAAGGCGCCTCTTGCGCTCGCCCGGCTCGGCTGTGGTGCGGTGGCAGAACCAGTGGTCGTTGTGAGAACCGGCGCCGGGGGTGTAGTGAACCCACTTCTCCCCGAGGGCGAAGCGCACCTTCTTGATCGCCTTACCGCAGTGCTTGCAGGACTTGGGCTGGGCCATGAGGTCTCCTAGAAGGGGAGGTCGTCGTCGGTGTCGGCCGAACGCTCGGCTGCTGTCGTGTACTGCGCGGGCTTCGAGTCGTACAGGAGCGTGGTGATGCCTGTTGCGTCCTTCGTGGCCGTTAGCGGCTGAAAGTCGACGCCGGGACCCGCGAGGTCCAGCGTGGGCGTCGCGTCAGGCGGGGGATTCTCGGGCAGACTGCCTTCGTGGAAGTATGACGTGTCGCCTAGATCTTGTGCGCCGGGCCGGATGATCCACATGCCCTGCGAAGGGTCCCACAGGTGGTAGGAGTGCTTCGGGCAGGCGGGGTTGTAGGCGAGGTAGTACTCGATCATCCCGCCCCCGTGGTCCTCCGACTCCTGCGAGCAGGCGCACTCAACCTTGTCCCGCGTGGGGAGGATCATCTGCAGAGCAGCCGCGACCAGATGATTGCGGTCCTCGGTGGCGAGGCATGTACCGTACTTGTCGAGCATGTAGCGGTCGAGTTCTTCGGCAAGGTCCTTCATCAGGACATCGTCGTACTTGATCTCACTCATCGCAGCACGCACCTCCTGTGGGGGCTCACGTGGTGGTTGTGAGTCGGGCAGCACGCCTTGTCAGTGTGGTCGTGCCACACCACCTTCTCGGAGTCGAGCAGGGCGAGGGCCATGTCGAAGAACGTCGCGACGAACGATGTCGGGTACTTCGAGAGGTTGTGGTCGGGCTCTGCCTTGCCGTACGACTCGAGCAGCACACCCGCCATCCGCCACGCCTGCGTGCGCTCTTCGGTGGTATTCGAGAGCGTCTCGGTCTGCATGCGCTGGCCGACAATCTCTGCCTCGGTGCGCCCGTCGAACTCGATGCAGTAGCATCCGCGCTTGGTGCACGACTCGTTGAAGTGCGAGTGCTGGAAGCGCGTGTGGGTGCAGCGGCGGCACTTGACGTCCTGCTTGTGCGTCACTTGAACGAGTCCTTTTCGACCTGGTGCAGCGTCTCGTTGAACTCGGCGACGGCCTCCTCGGAGGCCGGAGCGTACACCGCCAGCACCTGGTCGGCCGTCTCGATGATGGACTCCTGCACCCGAGCAGCAAGCTCGACGTACCCGTCGTCACCCTCTGTGGCGAGGACGTCGAACGTCACCTGCTCGCCAGCAGTCATCCCCTCGACCGCGATGGTACCCGCCACCGTCGTCGCGCTCCGCTGCGCCAGCGCGGCGAACTCGGCCTGCGCAGCGGTGCGGCAGGCGCGCCGATCCGACCATCCGGCGTTGACCCAGCTCGCCATTCCGGGCGTCCAGAAGTCGCGCTCGTAAATCTCCTGCGCCCGCTCGTTCAGAACGTCCGGGTCGATGTCCAGCTTTCCTGCCACCGTGAACTCCTCGCTATCGGATGCGACTTTCCTCTTGACACCCCAAGGCTTATCGGCGTCGAGCCGCTGCAGTAGGGCTGCCACTACATCGCCCGCCGTTACCGGCACCTTGCGGTGCGACCCTTCGACAGACGGGTCGTCGACCCAGGCGACTACTGTGGTGCACTCGCTCGCGGCGTCGTAGAGGTGCTTCATGAGCTCAGAGCCTATCACTCCGCGCCCATGGAACCTAGCCCCCGGCGCTATCGGCATCCCTCAGGCACTCACGACAGAGGTTTACTGCAACGGCCGCTGCACTAAATGCTGTGAACCCGAACAAACGTCCCTCTCCAGGTTTTCCGCAACGGCGTTGCACATAATGAGAGTGGGCGTCTAGACCCGAATCATGTACGTAAACGGACATCGTCTACGAAGTCGTGACATCTAGGGACGACCTGTACGGGGGTTCATGTTGCAGCAACAGATAGTGCAACACCCTCTGTTGCAGATGAAAAACGGCCCCTGACCTGCGGAAACACCATTTAGTGCAACAACTGCAACGCCCCCCCCTTACAAGCCCCCCCACACCCCACATCCCCAGCGACTGACGCTACCCGGAGCGCGGCCATGGGACGACCGTTGCAAGAATTCCCTGTTGCACTAAATCTGGGGGGTCCCCAGCCCGGGGCTCAGGACCGTGTCCCTCCTACTACTACTACTACTACTACTATATATACAGTAAATAGGTTATAGGGGTATAACCCCTAGTCAGAGGGTGTTTTTTTAGTGCATCACTTCCTGCTACGAACGTGTAACTGTGCGACAGTCGTTTTCAACTAATATTCTCGTCCTTGGGTGCGAAAGAGAGCAATGTCAGCGGGGTTGTGCGTAAGAATCATCGTTCTTAAGGGTAATCAGAAGACTTTTCCAAAGTTTTATGCGCGTCGAACGGGGCAAGAGAGCGCCGGGCAAAGGCGGGGTCTGGATTTTATTGCCGGGGGCAACAGTGTGCATTCCGTCGGGATAATTGCCGACGGCAACTATGTCGCCTTTGTTGCGCTAGGCAATCATCAGAATGCGTTAGCGCAATGGGTCCGATAGTGCACACTATCGGCGCACCTCATTGTCATTGTTTGCATTCTCATTGTTTCGCGTGCATTAGGCGCCGACTATGGCGACGATTGCCTCACGCAACAGTCGTATCTATGCATTCATTGAACGTGCGCGTATTAGGTCCGGTAATGAGGCGAATCGAAATACGCGCATCGATTGGCGCCTCACCCAATTCACAATGCACACCACGTATAGCACTGTTTCATCAGGCAACTACACACCCATTCCCACAGACGTTTCATCAGGCAACTATGTACATTCACCATTCTGTTTAGGAAAGGCTAATGGTGCACACATAACAGACCATTGCCCATGACAACTGTCTATGCACTATGCACATGCACCATTCATGGTTACCCTACGCAACTACACTGTTGCATCAGGCAACTACCCTACGGGTGCATACCTATGCACACCATGCATACCTATGTGTGCCTCACGCAACAGTATGCAACGCGTTGACTAGGCAATTCGCGTGTAACGGCCGAACAGACCTCACCCTAGGTAATGACACCCGGGACGCATGTACGGGCGCCTACGGGGCGCCTAGGCACGTCTACGCGTGTCCTATGGGTGCGACTACGCCTAGCGCTACGCATGCATATGCATCCCACTAGATCGACTGTTGCCTAGGGCAACGGCTAGCGCTAGGTCACGACCGTTACCAAACCGTTATCGGAAAGAACGGTTTCGACTAGACACCACCTAGCGCTAGGCGTATGGTTGGGGCATGACAACGAACCGGAACACCCGCCCCGCGCCCGACGCGGCGCCCGCGCCCCGCGTGCGACTCGCTACGGTCGCGACGGGCGCGCACGTCTACTACGCCACCGACGCAATCGACCACGTCGTGACCGGGACCGTCGGCGACTCGTTCGGCATGGCCGAATTGGGCAACCGTGGTATCCGCATCCACGGTTGCGCATGCGGGACGACTCACAACGTGACCCGCTACGCAATGGTCGTCGTCATCGACCCGTCGCCCGCGACGGTTGTCCCGGACACCCGTACGCGACGAGTCGCCTACACCATCGCGGACGTTGTTTCGTGGATCAACAATGACGACGCGGACAATGACTATGCGGGACCGGGCGCGGCGCCCGCACCTAGCGCTACGTGCGAACACATGACGACCGTTTGCGACTCATGCGTTGACGAATGGTGCACCGACTACGCGATCACGTACATGCCGCACGCATAGTTCACCCGCTAGCACCTAGCGCTAGGGTGGCACATAGGCTAGACTGGTCTATGTACCGCCCGGGAACTAGGTCCCTAGTCACCCCACCGACCCCACATAGGGAGATGTTTCAAATGGCACGCACGAACACCCGCACCGCGCCCGCTACGTCCGCCAAGTCGTCCGCCACGGTCGACCCGTGGGACGCCGCCGTGGACGCCTACCACGCCGCGTCGGGCGCCGAAAAGTCCCGCGTGCGTCGGGACGCCGACGCGTCGATGCGCGCCGCGCTCATCGCCGGTGACGCGTCGGGCGCCATGGCGTGGTTGGCCGCTACCGAAAAGATGGTGGCCAGCCGCCCGACGGCCGACGCGCCCGACTACGTCGACATCGTCGCCCGTCGCATCGTGACCCTTCGGGGCGCGGCCGAATCGATCCTCAACGGGTCGACCCGTCCGGCCGGTATCCCGGACGACGTCGACCTGTCCGCCGTCGCGGCACGCGTCGCCACGATGTCCTACGACGACGTGTCGGCCGACGACATGTCCGCCGTCGCGTCCGCAAAGGTGGCGCGGTCGGCCGTCCGACGCGACATCGCGGACGTCGTGCGCCGTGCGTTCGACGTCACCGGAAAGAACCGGTTGACGGTCGCGGCCATCGCGCGGCACGGTGCCACCGACGACTACACGCCTTCGGGCGGTGCGGTCGCGGCGCGCATGTTCGGTGGTCGCGGTGTCGACGGATTCACCGCCCACGAGGCGACGGCCGACGCGCCCCGCACGATCACCCGCGACTAGTCACTAGTCGCCCAAAAGGCGCCCGTCCCCTAATCGGGACGGGCGCCTTTTCGTGTCCCTAGATAGTTGCCCCGGGCGACAGTCGCCTAGCGCAACTACGAGCTACGCGGACGGTTGCCAGGGGCAACTATCCCGGTTGCGTCGGGCGACTGTTGCCTAGGGCAACGAACGCGTGTGTGCCGTTCTGACGGCCGTACACGCGTCGACCCTACCCACCTACCCACCTAGCGCTACGCGCCCCGTACGCGGGCGCCTAGGCACGTCTACGGCGAGATTGTGCCTAGGCGCCCCGCGCCCGTAGCGGTCGGGCGACTATGCGCCGACTACCGGCACGACTGTTGCCTAGGTCAACCAACGCGTGTGCGCCCCGTAGGCGCCCGACTAGGCGCCCCGGGTCACCTAGTACCCACCTAGCGCTAGTCGCGTCCCTACGGGGCGCCTAGACACGTCTCACGCGTAGTCGCGCCCCGTGCGCTAGTCGCCCGCTAGTCGACCGCCCGCGCCCCGCCCGTAGTCACCCGCGCCCCGTGCCACGGGCGCCCCGCGCCGACGATCCTTCGGGCGCATCGGCACCCGTGCGCGTAGTCACCAAAAAGGGCGCCCCACACACGAAGTGACATCTCGTGTGTGGGGCGCCCGTGCGCGCTAGTTATGCGCTAGTCGCGTGCCTCGTCGTGCGCGTCGTCGGACTCGTCCACCATGTCCGCGTAGTGAGCTCGCGTCGCCGTGATCGTCACCTCGTAGTCGGCCGACCATGAGTCCACGCATTCCACGCACACAGTCACCGTGTGCTCGCACGTCGTCGGCGCGATGAGAGTTGTGTTGAAAGGTGCGGCCGGTTCGTTCGTCCAGGTGACCCCACCATCGCGTGACACCCGGTTGTCGCGGATGATGAGTCGCACGTTGTCGCCCGTGTTGAAGGTCATCATGAGTCCAATCAATGTGTCGGGTGCGCTAGATTCCCTAGCGCTATGAATATCGTACCACAAATGGTCACACTTTGTATTCTGGGTAATGCTGGGAATCCCAGAGAAATGCAGCATTTCAAGTGAAATGAGATATGCCTTTGTATGTGGCATCCGACTATGAATTGCCTGTGGAAATGGTCACCTGACGAACAAAGGTTTGATAGAATGGTCTCGTGCCCGCAACGGGCGCGGATTCGGCAGTCGGACACTTTGACCCCATACGGGAGGCATCATGAAGATCAGGGCTTTCAACCTGGTTCCGGGCGCAGTCATCTATGGCCCGAACGAGGAGCCGCGAGTCGTCCACTCGGTTCACCGCAACGTGGACAACGAGTCGGTCACCCTGTGGTTCGTCGGCATCCTGCGGGCGGCACAGTTCGACTTCAACGAGGACCTGTCCCTCATGGGCCTGACGCCGCACTACGACGACTGGACGCACGTCGAGACCGACTTCGGCACCGACGCGGGCGACGCCTACGCGAAGGCGCAGATGGCTATGCACAACCCTGCAGACGACGACGAGGGCGTCCCGTTCGCGAAGTACACGTCAGACGAGCTGTGGGGCCAGGTCCAGTCGGACTACGAGGCGCTCGGTCGGGACGGCGTGGAGATGCTGCTGGACGAGATCCTGTCCCGCAACCCGCAGTACTTCGACAGGACGGTCCCGGCCGGGTCGCTCGAAGTCGGGACGAAGTTCCGGTTCGCCGACAAGCGCGAGTGGTACTACACCGGTAGCAACCAGGACTACACAGTCAAGGAGCACTTCGGCGGTCGTACCACCTTCGACACCCAGACCGGCCAGGGCTCAGTCCCCAGCGAGTTCCTCGTCCGCATCGTCTCCACGGAGGTCTGAACCGTGACGATCCACCAGTTCACCTCGAACGACGCACCGCACCTCGGAGTCATGCGCTTCTTCGGGCAGCACGTCGGTGTGCAGATTCGCCTGAAGCCGTACGACCGTGCACTGATGGTCCGTATCGACGACGAGGAGGGCACGGCAAGCCTCCTGGTCGAGACGTACATCGTCCGCGAAGGGGCGCGCAAGACGACGTTCCTCAAGCGCGGGAAGCGCCTGTACGGATTCAAGATGACGGCCGGTGGAGGCTACCGTCCAGTCGGTGAGCCTATGGTGATCTGGGATGACGACTTCACCATCACCGAAGAGGTCCCCTGGGGATCGTCGCAGACGACCCGGGAGCGCAACGAGAAGCGTGAGTGGGAGGGTATGGCGTACCGAGTCGGCGCGCCCCGCGCCCCCATGGACAACGCTGCACGTGTGGCTGAAGGTCACACCACCGACGCAATGGCACGTCACTGGCGCTAGACGCGCCGACTAGCCTAGTGCTAGTCAGACCCCGAGAGGGAGGCTGGACAAGATGTTCAAGATTCGTCGCCGCTCGTACATCAGGTGCTCATGCGGCAAGAAGTTCTACATCAGTGACACCTGCCCGATGGCCGGAGCACAGTCGCTCGCCATCCTGCACGTCGTCGCCTGGCACGCGTGGCAGCCGACCGAGGCACCCGCGATTCTGACCACGAAGGAGTTTCACCGTGCGTGACATCACCGAGCCGGACTGGCCGAACCTGCCCCACGCCGTCAAGATCGAGTCCTACTACGCTCACACCGGGACGAACAAGGCGATCGAGAAGGTGTTCGACACCGAGGCCGAGGCCATCGCCTTCGCCCGGCTCGTCACGCCCGAGGAGCTGCGCCCGCAGGCCGAGGCGTGCCGCTACGACGAGGTCATGTGGCAGTCGTGCCACATGGAGTGGTGCGTGTCGATCAGCCTGCACCTGCCCAGCATCGTGGACGAGCCGCGACGGGTCGACCGCAAGTCGCTCGGATACCGGATCGGCTACTTCCTCGGTGAGCGGTGCGCCTACGTCGCCGCATGGATCGGTGACAAGTTGGCGCCCGAGCTGCCCGCCGGTCACCCGGAGTTCAACTCGCGCCTCGACATCCGCGACGCCGAGGCACACGGCAAGTAGTCACGCCAGGTCCGCCACCAGTCACATGATTGGTGGCGGGCCTAGTCTGACTAACAGGCTACCGACCCCGACATGGGAGGCTTCAAATGAGCAACACGTACGCGTCACAGCAGGCTGCGCGCAACATCGGCGGTGTCATCGGCCGAGCGCTGGTCCGAGCGCTCCGCATCCAGTCCGAGATCAAGGGCGACAACACGTCCGCCGTCCTCGCCACCATGCGCAGGCGTGACGTCGAGCGCGGTCGAGTCGAGGGCGCCCGCACGGTCGCGGTCTGCCTCGCGTACCAGTTCGGGCTCGACGATGGCGCCTTCGACGCCGACGAGTTCTACCAGCTCGTCCTCGACGAGGCGTACCGAGCCTACCGGGGAGAGTGGGACAAGGCGCCGGAGGGGACCACCAACTTCTACCGCACCTGGGTGTTCGACCAGCCCTGGGCCAGCTTCGGCAACCTCTGATCGGGAAGGCTAACTCATCATGAAGGCTCACATGCGCCTCACCGACCGCGAGCGCCAGTACCCGTTCCCCGAGCTCATCCAGGAGTGCCACGTCCCGGCCGGAGGCTACGACCAGATCAAGGCCAACTTCCCGGAGGTCAGGTCGACACCGCACGACCTGGGTAACTTCTTCAGCTCGGCGCGCCGCTACCGAGCGATGTTCGAGTCCATCAACCGCGCCGCGAAGTTGGAGCGCGAGTGGAACGAGCGTCACGCGCACGACATGACACCCGGGGCGCGCACGCGGGGCGCCCTCATCGAGGTTGTCTAGGCGCCCCGTAGGCGCCCGCTAGACACGTCCGGGTGCCACACACCCTGGCGACCTAGGCGCCCCGCACGCGGGCGCACACACAACGGCCCGACTCGCACACCGCGAGTCGGGCCGCTCGTGCTGTACGCACAGTCCATGACCCAGATCACTGGAGGAACAATGGGAAAGAAGTCACGAACCTGGGACGGCTTCTGGTCGGCCATCGAGTCGTACGTGATGGGCGCGACCATGCAGGGCAAGACGCTCTCCATGCAGCGCGCCAGGAACTTCTGGGACGACCTGGCCGACGAGCAGAAGCGTGACGCTGTCGAGGCGCTGCGCTACAAGAAGCAGAACAACAGTCAGTACCCGTCCGCGTACACCGAGATCTGGGTGGCCCTCTCGGGTTACGACCCCGAGCCGTTCAAGGACCCCGAGCTGCAGACCGGCCTGCCGACGCTCACGCACCCGGCCGACTTCCCTCCCGGGGAGCGCTACCGGATCACGCTCACGAAGGTGAACACGAGCTGGCACTACGTGGTCGACAACCACAAGGGTCACGCCATCGCAGCCGACAACCAGCCGACGGCGAGCGCGGCCGTCGTCGCCTCTTCGCAGGCGATGTTCGCGGACATCAACAGCCACACGACACCGCCTCGCAAGGTCTACAACTTCGTCCTCTACGACCCCGCCGGGCAGATCATCGGCAAGTCGCACGCGGTCGACATCGACGACCCGCAGACGATGATGTCCAACGTCATCAAGTACCTCGGTAAGCGCTACAACGAGGGGCCTGGCCAGGAGATCATCGAGGCGGGCGCCGGACTCAAGTTCAGGGAGTTCGACGCCGCCAACGACGAGGAGGGGGCCATCATCCACGCCATCGAGATCGAACAGGACACCGTCCAGTTCGACAACACCTTCAACGAGTACATCTGGCCCGCCGAATCCAGCACCCGGCGCCAGGTGTTCCAGTTCACCCTGCTGTGAGGTCACCATGAGCATCACCTACGCCATTCCCAACGAGCCGGGCAACAACGACACGGTCGTTCGCACCGAAGTGAAGATCTGGTGCTCAACCGGGCACCTGGTCACCCAGCGTTCAGTGCGCACCATCGCTGAGTACTTCGCGGAGACCGGGGATGCCATGGACACGCTTGCCAGGTGCAAGCCTGTCGAGCTGGACGCGGTCATCTTCCGGTGCCTCACCATCATGCGAGGTCCGATGGTCGGCGTCGACGAGCAGATGCGCCTCATGGCACTGCTCGCATGGACGGCGAACCGGTATGCACGCGAGGCGCAGTTGTTCGAGCTGCGCAGACGTGCTGCCATGAAGCCGCACTAGACCTGGAAAAAACGCTGACGTTCCAGGTGGAAACACTCACGGCTACGTGGTAAGCTCGACGTAGTCGAAACGGCACCATTGCGCCCACCGACGACTGACCCGCCCGGGTCAGTCGAGACCCGTCACGGAGGAAAGACATGTACGTCAGCAACGAGGTCATGGAGTTCGGAGTCGCCACCTTCTCGGTCATCGGCCTCCTGTGGTCGGCCAAGGTGGTCGCGGTGTACGTCACCAACAAGGTCACCGACACGATCGACTGGTTCCGGGCTCGTCGCACGGCGCAGTAGTTCCCACAGTGGCGCCCCGGTCAGGTGAGTTACAACCCTGACCGGGGCGCACTGCAACCGATAACGAATCACCCTGATTCAGGGTGGGATACGTATTGACTCCGCCTAGGTTGCATGACACGCTGAGTTTCATGCCACCCAGGGACGGTCAATCCGACAACCGTTCCCCACGACCGGACCGACACACAGGGAGTTGAGCATCATGGCACGACGCAAGGCAACCGAGACCCCGGAGACGACCGAGGTCCAGAGCACGGAGGAGAACACCGTGAGCACCGACACCACCACCGAGGCGCCCGTCGAGGCCGTCGCGGACGCGCCGGAGACGGACGCGCCCGAGGCGCCCGAGTACGACCTCACCGACTTCCAGGCCGCGCTGAAGCAGGCGCTGGAGGTCCGCGACGAGACGACCGGCGTCGTCCCCGAGGCGAACGTCAGCGAGGTCGTCGTCGCGTACCGCCAGATCAAGGGCGCGGCGGGCAAGCGCGCCGCCAAGGAGATCGTCGACGAGGCGATGAAGGAGGCGATGCGCGAGGCGAACCTGTCCGTCGCCCGTGCCAACCTCTCCATCAGCGAGAAGCTCGTCGCCGGTCCGTCCGGCGGCGGCTCGTCCAAGTCGTCCACGCCCCGCGAGCCGGTCGACCCGACCGAGGCGTTCGTCGAGCTCGCGGCCGGTCTGCGGCTCGCCACGACGCTCGTCGGCAACACCGCGCCCGAGGGTGTCGCCGAGGACTGGCAGGAGAAGGCGAAGGAGAAGGTCGACGACGCCTTCGGCGACGCCGAGACGTTCCTCGCCTGGCTCCAGAGCGAGGACGAGGGCAAGGGCGACGAGCCCGAGGTCCCCGCCTTCGTGAAGGCGGCGGTCAAGCTCGCCCTCGGCAAGTCGGCCCGCGTGGGCACGGCTCGGGCGCGTGCCACGGGCGGCGGCTACTCGGGCGAGCGCCGCGACGTCGCGAAGCACATCCAGTCGGCCTTCGCCGACGTGGCCGAGGGCACGTTCCTCGCGGTCGCGGAGATCAGGAACCACAAGTCGGAGGAGTACGGCAACGACGCCCCGAGCGCCGGTGCCATCTCCGCCCGCCTGTTCCCCCGCAACGGCAAGGTCACGATCGAGGGCGTCGAGCCCGCGACGCAGAACGGCAAGAAGGGCGCCGTCAAGGCCTGACGTCGGCCTGCACGACCCGGCCCCGCACTCTCCCACACGGGAGGGTGCGGGGCCTTCGTGCTGTAGGGTACAGCACGAGTCACGGAAGGAGAGAGAACATGAGCACGAACCTCACGATCAACAACACGAACAACGGAGGCTTCCCTGGCTATCGGCCGGTGAAGAACGCGTGGGCCGTCTTCTGGCTCGACATGTTCTTCGGCTTCCTGGGCGTGCACCGCTTCTACCTGGGGCACGTCGGACTCGGCGTCCTGTACCTGTTCACCGTGGGCCTGTTCGGTATCGGTGCCATCGTCGACCTGTTCATCGCCTGGCGCATCACGCGCAAGGAGAACATGCGACGCGGCCACGGTCCCGTCACCCGCTGACTCCAACACCACTGACCCCACACGGGAGGATTCACCATGAGCCGCATCGACCGCGACCTGCAGACCTGGATCGAGCAGCGCGCCACGCAGGGCCACGTCAACGAGAAGATCGGGCTGGCCATCGACGAGGCGCCGGAGTTCGACTACCTCGACCCGAGCGCCAACCTCTACGAGGTCGCGGGCACCTACGCGGGTGCCGTCGACTTCGAGGTCATCGTCACCGGTCCGTACGAGGTGAACGTCGCCGACTGGTGCGCCGAGTACTACGCCAAGACCAACCAGGAGACCGGCGACGGTGAGCCCTGGGAGATCACGGTCACGCCGTACGTCAAGGACGACGAGACGGGTGAGTACTTCACGCACATGAGCAACGGCGACATGCCGACGTACAAGGTCACCGACGAGACCTGGAACGCCTGATGGCACTCGGTGACGGGATCGTCCGCGCCATCGAGACGCCCAAGAACCGGCGTGACATCATCCCGGCAGGCACTCGCGAGGTGTCGGTCACGCTCGCCACACTCGGCAAGCAGCGCATGCGAGTGATCGACCGAGGTATTGCCATCGTGACGAAGGAGTATGTTGCGAAGTGGGGCGAGGTGCCGTGGGACCTGGCAAGCCTGCACTTCCACTTCGTCACGGTCCAGTGCGTCGTGGTGCTGGAGGTCCGGCCGTGACCTACACCTGCGGCGCGTGCAAGCGCCAGCACGCCGACCCGTACCAGGCGCGCATCTGTTACGGGCTCGCTTCGCCGTACCCGGCACCCATGGCTGCGCCGCACTACGACGGCCGCGACGAGCCTGGCTCGATGTCGCCTCGTCAGGAGCGCGTACTCGTGGAGCAGTACGCCGCGACCCGTGACATGACGCACCCGCACGGCCGTCGCCTGTCCGTCAACGCAGCATCCAAGCTGATCACCGAGCTGAAGGAGAAGGCCGTGAGTGGCGAGCTCAAGCTTCCCGAAGAGGACCCGCGCCTCACCATGCTCAAGGGCATGTTCGACATGATCCCGAACGGCTACTTCGCGGTCGAGATGGGCGACGGTTCGCCGCTCAAGTTCTTCCGCATCTCGAAGCGGAAGGTCGGCCACCTCAAGGGCTGCCGTGTCATCCAGACGCAGCACGGCGAGGCGTACACGACGCGCATCGTCGTGACCGAGGCGGGGCGCTGGTCGATCCGAGACGACATGATCCTCGACCACCTCATGCTCGTCGTGGTCGACTACCAGCACGCCGCCATGCGGTACGCCAAGGAGATCGGCAAGTGCGCCCGGTGCAACGCCGAGCTGACCGACGAGCGCAGTCGGTGGTACGGCATCGGTCCCGAGTGCGAGAAGCACTGGCCCTGGTACATCGAGGCCGTGGACCTGGAGCACAACGGAGTTCCGTACCGTGCAGGGTAAGACCAAGGCTGGGATCGTTGGTGCGGTCGTCCTGCTCGTTGCCGGTTTCGGCATCGGGCAGGGCGTCCAGCCCAAGGTCTACCAGCCTGAGCCACGAACCGAGGTCGTCGTCAAGTACATCGACCGCGTCGAGGAGGTGGAGGTCGAGGTTCCCGCCGAACTTCCCGCCGTCTGTATCGAGGCGATCGACGCCATGCACGCGCTCCGCCTGAACATGGAGAGCATCGACACCGCAGCAGGTGACATCCTGCTGGAGGGTGCAGCACTCCAGTCGGCCGCAGTGCAGAACGACGTCAACGGCATGGTCCTCTCGCAGGAGGCTATCCGTGAGAGCCTGTCCACACTGGACACCGGCACTGTCGAGAAGCTCGACCTCATCAACCACATCGATTCATCGCTTGAGCGCTGCGAGTCGGCTATCGGGTGACGCGTTCCCTCGTACGTACGCGCCCCGTAGGCGCCCGACCACGGCCGACCGCTACAGGATCACCCGTCCGGCCGTCCGCGCCCCGTGGCGCCCCGTGCGGGCGCCCGTGCGGACGGCCGTAGCGGGGCGCCCCCGTGGTCGGGCGCCCCCGCCCGTAGCGCTATGATGTACCTACCGAAGAAAGGAACGAGACCTCATGAAGCACACGTGCCAATGGGTCACCGAAGATGACACTGTGTGCGGCGAGAGCGCCGAGCACGAGCAGCGCCTGCCCATCGCATTGGGCGCGACCGGTGTCATCTTCTTGTGCGACGCGCACAAGGCGAAGTTCAACCAGCTGATGCGGAAGAACCGGCGACTCGCCGCCCGCGTCGGCTACACCCGTGGTGACCGAGACCGTCGGAAGGACTAGAGACCAGTGACCAGCACCAAGCCGTCTTGCGAGACGTGTCCCGCCTTCATCAAGGCGGAGGATGTACCGGGCAAGCTCCGCCGCGCAACTGGCTCAGCCATGTGCGGACGGTTCTTGATCCCCCTTGACCGGCCGACACAGGCCGAGCCCAAGGTGCTGAAGAAGGTGCACGAGCACTTCGCATCGACCTGCGGGTCGTACGGCGAGCCGATGCCACCGACGCCCGAGGAGGCGCGACTCACCGTCGCGTTCCCCGACCCCGACCGACAGGTCAACACGCAGGGCACACCCAACTCCGCTGCGGTGCAGTCATGCAGCGGCTGTGCGCACTTCGTGCGAGACGACGCCGTCGCCCGCGAGTTCGGCTGGGTGACCGGGATGTGCTCGGCCAAGGGCAAGCTCGTCCTCACCAACCGCCAGACGTACGAGGCCCGCGACTGCGACTTCCGTACGTTCGGGGCACCTCGGACCGAGACAGACGGCATCACCCTGTTCCCCGAGTACGCCGATGACTTCGGAGCGTACGACCCGGTGAAGGACTTCATCAACAACCTGTCCTCCGGTCCGGTCGACCCGCTGTCCTACGAGAGCGACGCGCCGGTCACCGAAGCCGAGCAGGCCGAGGGTGTGCAGGCGTGGCGCAAGATCGAGGACCCCGAGACCGGGAACAGCACCCTGCTGCCGATCTTCCGGCCGTCGTACTTCGACGAGGACATGCAGGCGCTCATCCCCAAGACGGGCGACCCCGAGCACCCCGAGAACTACGTCGACCACTTCCGAGGTGTGTACCTCGCTGCCGTGTGCTGGCAGGAGCTGGACGAGACGCCTGCCCTGTGGGGACAGGCCGGGACCGGCAAGACGGAGTTGTTCCGTCACCTCGCCTGGCTCATGCAGCTTCCGTTCCGCCGCATCAGCATCACAGGGTCGACGGAGCTGGACGACCTCGCCGGGAAGATGCGGTTCAACAAGGAGCAGGGTACGTACTTCCAGTACGGCCGTCTCCCGATGGCATGGTCGCACCCGGGTGTCATCTGCATCGACGAGCCGAACACCGGCGCGCCTGACGTGTGGCAGTTCATCCGCCCGCTGACGGACAACAGCAAGCAGCTCGTCCTCGACATGAACAAGGGCGAGGTCATCAAGCGTCACGACAGCGCGTACCTCGGCATGGCGATGAACCCAAGCTGGGACGTCAAGAACGTCGGCACCATCGAGATCGGTGACGCAGACGCTAACCGACTGTTCCACGTCTACGTCGACCTGCCGCCGGAGAAGTTGGAACGCGAGATCATCAAGGCTCGCGTGAAGCTCGACGGCTGGGAGCTGTCCGGTCCTCAGATGGACATGCTCATGGGCGTGGCCAGGGACCTGCGCGCCCTCGTGGTCGACGGTTCGCTGCCGATCTCGTGGGCCATCCGCCCCCAGATCAAGGTCGCCCGCGCCCTGCGCTGGTTCGACACGGTCACGGCGTACAGGCGTGCCGTTGCTGACTACCTGGAGCCTGCCACCCAGGACATCATCCTGGACGTCGTGCGCTCGCACGCGTCCTGATTCACCACCACCGACCCGACACCTCGGAGGCATTACATCATGAGCATCAACCCGACTGACATCGACCACCTGCTCGGCGACACCCTGACGATGCCGCCGCTCCACATCTACTCGGACAGCCAGGGGCAGGTACGTCTGCTCAAGCGGGCGCCCGTCCGACACGAGGCGTTCGCCGCCCACACGGCGCACGTGCAGGTGGTGCAGGCTGCGCCTCGCCGGACCCAGATCGAGCAGTTCGCCTGGGACCGGGCCGACTGGTTCACGGAGAAGTGGACCGCCTTCGTCGACGCCGAGGGCGACTCGCTCACGCCGATCTTCGACGAGGTCAAGCGCGAGCAGGAGGAGCGCGCCAAGGCGGCGCCGATGACGATGACCCGCCTGCGCAAGATGAAGGTCGCTGACCTGCGCGAGTGGGTTCGGGCGAACATCGACCCCGACCTCCGTCGCGACGAGGTCATCGACGCGGCTAGCAAGTACGTGCTGCTGCACATCAGCCGCGACGACATCCTGCCCAAGCTGGGCTGACCGATGGCTACCTGGGTGGTGGCGCGCACCGCAAGGAAGCGCCCCACGCTCATGCACAGCCTGGACCCTGACCGGGTCGGGTACACTCTGTGTGGCGTCGATGTGTCGGCATGGTCGCGTGCGTACTTCAACGCACCCATCCCGCAGATCGAGTGCCTCCGATGCAAGGGAGTTCGCAGGTGACCAACACGCTTCCGTTCGAGGGTTCCGCCGAGGAGCGCACGGAGAAGGCGCAGGCTGCGGTCAAGGTGTTCCGCAGCATGCTACCCAGCCTCAACGGCTTCGTGCGTGCCCTCACGGGGAACCCTCGTGCCCGCATCGAGGTGCACCCTACCTCGAACGGTGGGACCGATGGGCAGACGATCATGTACCGTCCGCCCATCGCCCTGGGTGACAAGCGCCCGCACGACAAGGGGCTGTGCGACAAGCGGGACGACGCGGGGCAGCAGCGCTGCCCCGCGTGTCACCTGCGCGAGAGCATCCTCACGACGCTCTATCACGAGATGGCGCACATCGCCTTCAACACCTTCGCTCCAGTCAGCCCCGACCACGCGGCGGACTTCACCCGGCGAGCAGCCGAGGAGTGGGGATCGAAGTACGCCAAGGCAATCGTGGAGAGGCTCAACGCCTTGCCCGAGCGCCAGCGCAACAACTACCTCACGCTCGCCAGCATGCTCAGCCCCTTTCTCCCGCTCCTGCTGAACGGACTGGAGGACGCCCGGGTCAACGCTCGCATGTTCGCGGCTCGCCCCGGCACCCGCGCCATGTTCGAGGCGAACGTGCGCGAGGTGATGGCGAACGGCTTCGAGACGCATGAGGGTACGGTGCGGTGGAACGAGCGCCCGCTCAACGCACAGATCACCATTGGCCTGTACGCGGTCGCCAGCGGGTACGACTACACCGGCTGGTTCCACGAGAAGGTCGAGCACGACCTCAAGGATGCCAAGCTCGTCGGCATCTGCGAGCAGGTGGCCGGGTCCGAGGGTGCCGGTCAGGTGTACAACCTCGCCTTCAAGGCGCTGGCGCGACTGCGCGAACTCGGATACTGCCTGTCCGAGCGTGACCCCGACGTGGAGGAAGAAGAAGATGAGCAGCCCGACGACGAGTCAGTACCTGAGCCGGATAGCGGAGAGGGTGAGCAGCCGGACGGGGATGCCTCCGAACCCGAGCACGCTGACAGCGATCAGCAGGGCGAGGGTGAGGATGAACAACCGGAAGCTGAAGAAGCTGACGGGACGTCCGAACCTGACGGCAGCGCCGACGACAGCGACGCACACGCCGACCCAGATCAGCAGGGTTCTGACGAGCCAGACTCCGGCGAGGCGCCGTCCGACGAGCCTGCATCCGACGAAGCGGACGATGGTTCCGAGAGCGACGCTGGTGACCCCGGTGACGGGGATTCGGGAGCCGGAGCTGACGACGATGGTGGTCCTGCAGACTCCGAGGATGCTGGTGACGATGCCGACTCTGAGGGCGATGACGGAGGAGCACCTGAAGGGGAAGGTGCTGACGGGCGACCTGACGAAGCTGGCGGCAGTGACGGAGTGGACGATCAGGACTCCGAAGCAGGCGATGACTCGTCAGGCCAGGATTCGGGCGAAGCGGATGCTTCGAACGAGCAGCAGGATGGGGTAGACTCCGATGGCGAAGAGAGTGCTAACGGTGGGGCGCCTGACTCCGAAGGAGAAGAGGGTGCTGATCAGCCCGAGGCAGGGGGAGAGCTGGGAACTGGTGATCGCTCCGCCGACGCGCCAGTGGCTGACAACGATGAGCCTCTGGACGGGGACGGAGCCGACGACGCTGGCGAGGGTCAGCCCGAAGGAGACGTGACCGATGGAGCAGCCCTGGGTGAAGCTGGAAGTCCAGGAGGGGCCGACGAAGGTGTATCGGGTGACGTGCCTCCTGGGGACAGTGCAGACGTCGGTGAGGTTCGAGACGACGAGACGCCTGCCGCCGAGGCTGGCGAAGGCGACGATGGACGTCACGAGGTCAGCGACGACGGCGATCAACCGTCTGACAGCGATGGGGCGCTCGACGTCGGACCGGCGAAGAAGGCCGGATGGGCAGAGCCCCTCCCCGAGTACGGCGAAGCCCGAGATGTCGAGGGAGACCTCGACGCCGCCATGCACCACGACGGTGACCAGGTAGCACCTTCGGGAGACATCGTCTACGACACGCAGGACGACGCCGAGGAGGTTGCCCGGGAGATCATCCAGGGCATCTACTTCGAGACGGGGTCACTCAACGTCGCGGGCGTGGTCGAGCATCGTCGTGACGACGAGCGCACTGGCGCACACTGGAGCGCGGCCAAGAGGTTCAACGCCTTCGACAGGCGCCAGCGTGGCATCGACGGTGACTTCACCGTGCCGGAGTCCGTGCTCGGTGCCGCCCTGCAGCGCATGCGTGTCGTGTTCTCCGAGAACCGTCGAGCCGTCCACACGCGCAACCTCAAGGCCGGGAAGGTCAACGCACGGTCGCTCGGCAAGCGTGCGTGGGGTGACGACGAGCGGCTGTTCCGCCGCAAGCAGCAGCCGGGCAAGCGTGACTACTCGGTCGTCATCGGTATGGACATCAGCGGCTCGACGGCCGGGCAGGAGATCGCCATTGAGAAGCGGGCCGTCATGGCGCAGGCTGAGCTGCTCAACCGTATGGGTATCAGGTTCGCCATCGTGGCGCACTCGACCCAGCATGGTGGCGTACCAGGCATGACCGGCGGCATCACGCTGAGCATGTACCACGTCAAGGAGTTCGACCAGCCGTGGACGGACAAGACGCGGGACAACCTGTCGTCGTTGGCATCTGGCAACGGCAACCTCGACGGTCACAGCATGGAGTTCTACCGCAAGATGCTGGACCGAGAGAACACCACCGACCGCATCATCATGTACTACACTGACGGCGCAATGCCTGCCTCCAACTACGACGAGGAACTTGAAATCCTGCGTCGGGAGCTCCAGGTGTGCGCCCAGAAACGGTACACCGTGATGGGAGTCGGCATCCGTACAGACTCGCCCACGGAGCACGGACTCGACACGGTCGTGGTGGAAGAAGACTCCGATATCGTCAACGTCGTGAAGTTCCTGGAGCGGCGGCTAGAGCGTACGGTACGGTAGTCGTAGGTCCCCACGGGAACGGGGGCCACAGCCAGGCGACGGCGCGGCCCGTTGGCACGAGCGGCGCGGCCCGTCGCCTGGCTCGCCCCCCGACACACACACGAAAGAAGGAACAATGAGCAACGCGGACTACAGCGAGTTCGAGGGCAAGAAGGTCATCCTCACCGCCACCGTCGACGGCGAGCAGGTCGAGCTGGAGGGCACCGCCGAGACGGTGAACGAGCTCGCCATCCTGTTCAAGCCGAAGGGCAAGGCGAAGCTCGACATCATCGAGGCCGAGAACATCGTCGGCGTCCGGTACGCGCCGGAGAAGCCGAAGACGCTCAAGGCGAAGTCGCTCCTCCCGATCCAGTACGGGCAGGCGCGCCAGCACCTCATCGACCGGCACGGCTACACGCTCTCGGACATCAACGCGATGACCGAGGAGCAGGCGTACAACTTCCACAAGGAGCTCGACCACAAGGCGAGCGACCTCGGCCACGTCCACGCGGCCAAGGAGCAGACCGAGGCCGAGGCCGCCGTCGAGGCCGTCGAGTCCGGCGAGACCGACTCCGAGGCCTGAGAGAGCCTTCGGGGTTCCCTCCCGACGTCCGGCAGGCGCGGCGGTCGAGGGTTTCCAACAGGGGTGAGGCTAGCGGCGAGGTTGTCGGACCGGTCGCTGCAGGCCCTTCCCAAGTCTGCCTCATAAACGGTCCCGGGCGGCGGCATTCTACGCCGTGCGCCCGGGACTGATTAAAGGATGAGTGTGGTCGGCAAGAACTCATCACAAAAACTCCTGCCGGGCACTCGCCCCGCACCTGGTTCCCCTGGCCAGGTGCGGGGCGTTCGTGCTGACCCAACCAGACCCCAATGACGGGAGACAAGACGCGTGGACATCGCACTCATCATCCTCATCGCCTACCTCATCATCGGCGCCGTCGTCGGCACGGTGCTCGTGTTCGTGGGCGAGCGAGGCAACAACGACGACCTGTACGCGTTCCTCGGAGGCCTCATCTTCTGGCCGCTCGTGGTGACCGTGCTGCTCGGCTTCTTCTTCTACAACATCATCCGCAAGACGGCGGACAAGATGAACGAGACCGGGCTGTGACCACCGAGCCGACCGTGGCGCCACGGGTGCCACGCGCCCCGCACACGGGCGCCGACGCCCCGGCCGCTACCCCGGTAGCCTCCGACGAGGAGCGGCCGTCCACGGGGCGCACGCACGACCGGGCATCTTCCCGCCAGTGGCGAGACGGCATGCTCCTCATCAACCTTCTACCGTCTCAGCGTCGAGACGGGACGATGGCCGTGGTGGACTCCCGTGGTCGCATCCGCGACTACGACAGTGGCGAGCTGCTCGCCGTGACTAGAAGGAAGTCGAAGTGAAGAAGGCACTCGCACTTGCTGCGGCGGTCGCTGTTGCACTCGTCGCCACCGCATGTACCCCCGACATGGAGTCGGGGGTGGTGATCGCCAAGGACCACCAGTCGGGACACTGGATGCACTGCGGCAAGGGCTGCATGATCTGGAACGACGAGGAGTGGAACCTCCGCATCCAGGGGGTCAACGAGGAGGGCGAAGAGGCTACCGGCTGGGTCGACGTCCCCATGGAGGTTTGGGACGCCACCGAGGTCGGCGACGAGTACCCTCCCCGTGGTTGACGGCTGGCCGGGCGTCACCTGGCAGGAGGACATCGGGCGCTGGCTGTTCGAGTGCCCCGAGCCCAGGTGCTGGTGGCGCCTACTCATCAAGCACGAGCACGACACGGAGCACACCTGCCCGCACGAGGGGCAGGTCACGTACGGATGGAGCGAGACGGTGAAGCTGGTCAGCCAGATCTGGGAGATGCTCGACAAGTGCATCGACGACGTGAAGAACCCCGAGGTGAACGAGGCACAGCGGGCCGTCGCAGGCAACCAGGCCAGGGCCTACTGCAACACGCTGGTGCTGTTCATGACGCCGATCTTCTCCACCAGCAACGACGTCGCCAAGGAGGCGATGGCACGCTGGCGCGCCCGGCGAGACGGTGTCGAGCACCACACGCCCGGCATGATGCACGCCACCTACAAGACCGTGCTCGACGGTGACGTCTGGTACGAGGGGACGGACGGATTCACCTCGGACCCGGCCTTCGCCTCGGGTGCGCCGCGCATCAACAACGAGACCGTGAAGAACCGGATGAAGGGCGCGCTAGATGCGGCGGCGTCGCAGTCCGGCGCGGAGGCCACACGCCTCCATTGGGAGAAGCAGGGCAAGCCGCACATGGGCCGACCCCGCCAGCCCGAGCTGCCTGTCGCCCACAACCTGGACGACAAGCAGGTTGCTGTCGTCAAGCAGTTCGCCGCCGCCGGTGCGTCTCACGACGAGCTGGCGAAGATGTTCAGCGTCAGTGCTGCGCAGATTGCGTCGATCGTTTCGATTTGAGAAACTTATCGGCGTAGTGTACGATAGCGCTATGTGTTCATGACCCGACACGGAGAAACGAGATTCAAGAATGGACACCTTCATTCCACTGAGGAGCTTCGAGGCTTCGGCTGAGGTTCTTCGTCCGCAGGAGGCACTGATCAGCCTGGAGGGCGCCATCCGGCTCCTTGAGCTCGATCACGAGGTTGGCAACCTCGACCGCAACAAGATGATCGCTCGGCACCCGCTCGTGCAGATGTGGGGCAGGCACACTCCCGTGCTGTGCACGTACGCCTACGCCATGCTGGAGCGCATGAAGAGCGACCAGGAGCACCGGCGCCTCCCGAACAGCCAGCGCATGAACTTCTCCAAGCTGGAGAAGAACCTCGACTATCACATGGAGTGCGCCTCGTCGGGCGAGCTCGTGATGGAGAAGCCGCGCTGGCTGGGCAACGAGAAGTTCCACCAGACGCAGCGCGCTGCGCTCATGCGCCTCGAACCGGAGCACTACGGCAAGGAGTGGCCGGACGAGGACATGCACTACCCGACCTTCTGGCCGGTGTCCTGAATGGCGAAGAACACGGTCGAAGCCTGCATGTTCTGCGGGTCGGTTCCGTGCGAGTGCAACAAGCCTGCACCGAAGCCGAAGGCAGCGAAGCGTGCACCGCGCACGCCGAAGCCTGTCGAGGTCGAGGCTACGGCGACGGCGCCCGCGCCTTCGCCTGCCGAAGACATAGCGCTAGGTGAACCGTCCGGGGGCAAAAAGATCAACGTGCGAGCTGCGATGAAGGCGACGGCGAAGCCGCTACCGCCGAAGTCGGAGCCCGCACCACCGGCACCTGTCGATGACGGGAGTGTCAGTCCGGAGTTGGCGTCCGCGTTGCGGGTGCTCGACACGGTCGGCATCCTGCACCCGACGGAGCGCCGCAAGTACTCCGATGTACTCGACGCCGAGCCCGACGTCGAGGAGCGCAAGGTGACGTTCAGGAAGGCGAGGGAGTATGCCCAAGGCACGTAACTACCGAGGCCAGCGTCCCCGGCAGCTCACCGACGAGGACATCGCCTGGTTCGAGGACACCAAGCTCGACAAGCCGCTGACGATGGAGGACGTGAAGGCGCTCCTTCGTCAGCGCAACCCGGTTCGATGGTGGCGGCTGCAGAACGACTTCAAGTGGATGCAGCGCCAGCTTCGCAAGATGGGGCGGAACCCCGAGGATGCGAGGTGGTTGTTTTGAGCGCCCTGGAGGACTCGCTCCGCAAGCTCGTCCGCTTCGATGGGAACAACTTCCGACTGAAGTGCATGTTCACAGAGGGCAGTGAGTGCAAGACGAGTTGGTGCAGGCACCGGAGCGACTACATCAACCGTCGCCTCGACAGCAGGGCCATCTTCGACCTGTTCTTCGGCGAGGATGGCGAGATGCTAGGGCAGGACGAGATCGACCTCCTCGCCCCCATCCGCCCGACCGCCGACAAGTGGTCAGCGGTTCGCCTGAAAGTCGTGAGTTACAACATCCTCAGTGTGATCGACCCGAACGACGAGAGCGTCTTCTACGGTGTCATAGGCGCCGGACAGGGCCTGCGAGACGTTCGCGATCTGTGGTTCGACTCCATGCAGCAGCGGGTCGAGATTCACGGGGAGGGCACCGAAGAGGGGCGCAAGCTCCTCAAGTGCACCGGCGCCCACGGATGGAAGGCCAAGACGGCGGAAGCCCTGGTCGTCAAGAACAAGGCCCAGGTCAACCAGTACAACATCGAGGTACACCTCACGGGCAAGTGTCCGACCTGTTCCCGGAGCGAGGGCTTCGAGAACTACGAGGACATGATCCCCGAGATTCAGAACACCGAGCGCAAGACCGTCTGGCAGCGCCAGCAGGAGCGCGCCAACGGTGGGCAGCTCAGCCGGTACGCCGTCCAGGCTGGGTCGTACATGGACAAGGACGGCAACACCTGGCACTACGATCCGAACGCCTTCTAGGAGAGAACAAGTGAAGCAGCGAGTCTACCGATGCACCCGGTGCCGACGTGGCGAGGAGTCGGGTATCACCCGCGAGAAGCTCATGGTCAAGAAGGCCGTGTTCTACACCATGGGTGTCGCGCCCAAGATCATCCGATCCCGACGCCTCGACTGGCTCTGCCCCGCGTGCGTGGCCGAGGACCCCGACTGGCAGAAGGAGTCCCAGCAGGGCGCTTCGGAGGCCCTCGTTGGCTAGGCAGGGTAGGCCGCGCAACGCCAAGGCTGCTGAAGGTCTGATCAGCAAGCACCGTGTGGCGTGGCTGGAGACCTTCATCGGCCACGTCTACATCATGATGTATCCCGAGGGTCACGCCGACGAGACCGACGCACCCTCAGTCAAATCAGAACCCGGCCCGACACTCCGGCTGATGTTCGTCAAGAACGGGCGTCCGATCTACTGGACGCTCACGGCGCTGACATCAGATGAGCTCGACAAGCTCAAGACCCTTCTCGACATGGCCTTCGACATCGCTCGCCCGATAGTCGAGGAAAGAGACAAGGCGGCACAACATGCGTACGACACCCAGGGTGACGACTCTATCGCCCGACTCTATCGCGCAGTTTCGCGCCTCATTGTGCGCGAGGGGGCGATCACCGAAAACAGCACAAGCGTACGGCAGCGACCTGAAGACGATGCTGCTGGACCTGGAGGACCCGGAGATTCCGATGAAGGACTTCGAGTCATCGGCCCAGAACTGGCTGACGTTCAACCGGAAGCTGGTGGGGTACAAGACGACGGGACGCAGGCTGACGAGTCTCCGGGCGTTCGCCCGGTGGGCTGGATGGCCGACCTCTGACCTCGACGAGTACAAGGCGCCTTCTGCCCCGCCGACCCAGCCTCACCCGATCCCCGAGGGCGTGGACGGACTTCGTCGCATGGTTGCGGCGGCGCGAAAGCCGAGCCATCGTGCACTAGTGGCGTTGTGCGGTTTCATCGGCTGTCGAGTCGGCGAGGCTCTCTCTGTCCGACCTAGCGACATCGACCTCGGGTCGATGGTCCTGAAGGTCGACGGCAAGGGCGACAAGATTCGCTTCGTCCCCATCTCCACCGAGGCGTGGGGGTACATGGCGGATGCAGTAACAGCAGCTTTCCTGAACGGTGACGAGCGAATCATCAACGTTCAGGAGCGGGTGGCACGTCAGAACATCACCACCCTCGCGAAGCGCGCCGGACTCTCCCGGCACGTTTCCTCGCATGACCTGCGGTCGACGTTCTCGACCGCTGTGTACGACAAGACGGGCGACATCCGTCTTGTGCAGGAACTCCTCGGGCACTCGTCCGTGGAGACGACCCAGATCTACATTGGCGTCAAGCACCAGAAGATGCGCGACGCTGTGGAACTGTGACGAAGGGAAGTGATCGTGAAGAAGCAGATCATCAGCAGCATCGCGGCCGTGGGCCTGGCCCTCGGTAGCATGCTGGCGGGGGCAAGCGTCGCCGCCGCCGAGGAGGCACCGTCGACCGGCGTGTGCGTCCCGGCTCCGGCAGTCCCCGCGACCACGGAGGAGCGTCTCGTCACCGAGGCGTGGGTCGAGACGATCGTGCACCCGGCCGTGACCGAGGAGGTCGAGCACGACGCTGTCTACGAGACGGTCGAGCACCCGGCCGAGACCGTCGACCACCCGGCCGAGACCGTCGACCACCCCGCCGTCTACGAGACGGTCGTCATCGTCGAGGCGCAGCCCGCCGTTCCGGAGGTTCCCGAGGTCAGCCACACGGACTACGTGTGGAAGAACTGGATCACCCAGGAGCGTCAGGTCACGCACGACTCCAACTCGCCCGGGTTCTTCTGGGCGAAGGTCGGCACCGAGAAGCATGTCACCCAGGAGTACGTCCCGGGCAAGCCCGCCGTCGAGGAGGTCACCGAGCAGCGTCTCGTCAAGGAGGCATGGAGCGAGACCGTCAAGGAGGCGTACACCGAGACGATCAAGGAGGCGTACACCGAGGAGGTGCTCGTCACCGAGGCCTGGACCGAGACGGTCGTCATCGTCGAGGCGCACACCGAGAAGATCGAGCACGACGCCGTCTACGAGACGATCGATCACCCGGCGGTCGAGGCGATCAAGTGCCAGGACGGTGTGACGGTCACGGCCAGCACGCGGTGCCTCGACGGCACCGCCTACGTCGGCGTCCGTGTGGTCAACAACACGGGCGGCGCACTCACGGTGAAGTCCGGTCCGACGTCCGATGTCGCCTTCGCGGCGAACGAGGTCGCGGCGGGCGGGAACTTCTACCAGTCCTACAACCAGCGTGCCGCAACCCTGGACGCGGGCAAGGTCGTCGTCGCCCTGAAGAACGCGGGCGGCGCGTGGACGTCCACGGCGCGCTACACGTCCCTGGACTGCGAGGTCACGCCCGTGACGCCGGAGAGCCCGGCGCCCTCCAACGCGGCGCCCGCACCGGCGCCCACGGTGACGCAGGTCAGCAACCCGGTGGTCAACGAGGCGAACCCGACCGAGACGCTGTCGGCGCAGGAGGGTAGTACGCTCGCCAGCACGGGAGCGAACACCCGCCTGTTCGGCATCGGCGCGGGCATCCTCATCCTCGGCGGTGTCGTCATCATGGCGACTCGCCGGTTCAGCAGCAACTGATCCATCCGCTCGAAGTCGGGCTGGAGCCTCGGTTCCAGCCCGGCCTCGGACTGATGTTATCAGCCCGACCCGACACAGCGAAAGGAGTTCCCGATGGCCGAGAAGCTTCTGGTCTTCGAGAACAACCTCGGAGAGCGTGCGTTCATCAACGCGATCACCTCCGAGGTCAACCCGAGGTCCGGTCACCGCGAGGTGTACCTGAAGGGCTTCGACACGGAGGCAAAGCCGGTGTCCTACCCGGCTGACCTCCTCCTCGACGGACGCCTCCACGTCGAGCGCGGGATCGCGGTCCGGTGGCACTTCAAGCGATCGGAGTACACGGGTGCCGCAGGCTGACGCCGCCTACGATCTCCGGTACACCGACCGGGACGTACGGGAGGACCCCCGTCTGACCGAGCTGGCCATCGCCTACCTCGGTCAGTACGGCGGGGACTTCGAACCACTCGTGGGCGCGCAGCGCATGCTGCGCGCTCGCGGGGGGCTCACCACGGCAGTGACACGCAAGGTGTTGAACTGCATGCGCCACGACTGGAACGTCGCAGGCGAACTGCCCGAGCCCAAGGGCTACAGCCTAGGGAGCAACGTCGTGCCTTTCCCGAAGCAAGAGCCCGAGCCCGAGCCGCCACCGCCGCTCGGTAGCCCGAGGTGCAACATCAAGGCGCTGCATCATTCTCACAGCGTCCCGGCCCTCTTCGAGAACCAGTACCGTGGCTGGTGCCCAGGCGTGCGAAACGAGCGAGAGGTTCTCATTCGCCCCGCCAGGGTTAAGCACGAGTTTCTCATCGGCAAGACGGGGCGCCTGATTCACAGACTCAATCCGTGGCACCCACCCGTCGTCATCTGGGAGCCCAACCAGTATGACGACACGGGGTGGGACAAGGTCTACCTCAAGGTATGGACGCAGTGCAAGAACCCGGGCAACATCAAGTCGCCCATCGTCATGTCGTACTTCGAGGCTGCATCGCTGTGGGCGACGGGCGAGCGTAACATCGGATACGCAAAGCCGGTCGCGCTGAGCCTGTGCATGAACTGCTTTCCCAGGGGAGATCTGAATGCGTGAGTTCGCGCTCATGAACGGTGACACGGTGGTAAACATCGTGCTCACCAACAAGACCAAGGAGCAGGTGGAGCGCACCGCCTCGGAGGGCTACAAGGTGGTCCCCATCGAGATGGTGCCGCGTGCTTCGCTGACCCGCTACAAGTACTGGAAGGAGCGGTCCTGAATGGACATGGCCCAGGCCCTGGAGTGGGCTGCCAAGTTCGCTGAGGACACCAAGCTGTTCGAGCCGGTCCTCAACGCTCGCGGCTACGCGGACGGCTGGAAGCCGCCGGACCCGCACGACAAGTCGGTCATCATCACCGAGCTCGCCAAGACGGTGGTGACCCCGGTCGTGAGCCTCAACGACGTGTCCAACGTCTGCATGCACGGCGCGCTCATCTGTGCACCGTGTGACTTCATCCCGCCCTCGTGGCGCCCGAGCGAGTGAGGACAGGAATGGCAGAGACAACGACCGCCGAAAAGTTCTGCACCAAGAAGGTCAAGAACGAGTACGGCGAGCAGGTGCCCTGCGGGCAGCGCCTGAAGGGGGAGTGCCGGAACCGCAAGAACCACGTCGGCAAGTACAAGACGGGGTTCTGCTCGAACGGGTTCTGCGAGGGGGTGAGTGTCAAGTCCCCTCGCACCGGCAAGCCGATGAAGCACTGCGAGGCATGGCAGACGTGCGGGTGCCAGTGCCACGTCGGCGTCGACAAGCTCTTCATCATGACGAAGATGCCTCGCGTCCACCAGGACATGTCCGGCTACAGCCCGCCGCACAGCCCGTACAAGATGCCGACCGCCGAGGAGCGTGCACTGCTGCACGCCGCCGCGAAGTCGAGCACGCCCGACAAGCCCGTAGTCGTCATCGAGTCGCCCGCCCCCGGGCTGGTTCCCCCGACGATCCAGCGCGAGTTCAAGGAGACTCCGACCGGCCGCGCCGGGCGCGGTCAGCTCGAATACCGGGTGAAGGAGTTCTGCGACGAGTACCTGGTCGCCACGCTGGACCTCGCCTGCACACCGAAGGCCGTGGCCGAGGGCATCGCGAAGAAGTACGGGATCGAGCCGCCGAGCCAGGGTGCCGTCGATGCCGTGTTCAAGCGGTGGGTCGCGCTCGACTTCGCCATGGTCGCGAGCAAGCCGACGCGCTTCATCGGGTACACGCCCGAGGGCGCGAAGCTCGGCCTGGAGGCCATGAAGGTCCAGGCCAAGCAGCGTGCCAAGTCGAAGGAAGCGGAGTCAGCGCGCACCTTGCGTCCGCGCAAGTAACCGCTCCACGCCGATAGCATCCCTCGCTAGACGGCGACCGGGCGCATGCCCTAGACTATGACCTGCCGCCGTACTGTGTCGGGTCGATGGCATCCGCCGAGGGTCACGCTTAATCAGCGTGGCCCTCGGCTTCTCTGTGAGGAGGAAACGTGGCAGACAATCGCGGCCAAGGGGTCAACCTTCCGGCGCCTAACGTCGGACTGCCTCCGCGCCCGTTCCTGTACACGATCGATCAGCTCGCGGTCGTGCTGAACATGCGCGAGGAGAACATCAAGAACCGCTACCTCTACCTCGAAGGGCGCAGTATCGGCGTCCGGAGGAAGGATCTCATGGTGGCGCGGAACATCGCACTGCGGGAAGAGAAGCCCGACTGGCGGGTGACCGAGCGCGAGTTCATCCGGTGGATGAAGCTCAAGGGCTTCAAATACTACGAACGAGGTACCTTCGCCTAGTAGCCGATAGCGCGCCGTGACGTGCACGAACGTATGGGATGGTACGGTTATGAACATGCCGGAGCCCCAGCCTGGACCGCTACGTAAGGCGCTGAACTACGCCGAGAACGACCTCGGAGTGCACGCGGCTTACGAGGAGGCCAACAAGGCAAAGGCCACACTGGAGGCCGATCTGGACCTCCTTGCACAGGCTCGCAGTGGCAAGCGCGAGCTGGAACAGAAGATTGCCGACAGGGAGATGGAGCTCGTCATCGACGAGACTTCCAAGCACCCGAGCATGTCGGTAGCGGCCATGGAGCGTCACCTCAAGGTGGTGGTCCACACGGATGAACCGATGCGGAGCCTGAAGCAGGGCCTGTCCAATCAAGCCCTAGCCCTTGACCTGGCCGAATCAAGGGTGAAGTCATCCGACGCAGCGGTTCGGATTGCAGTCGCTCGCCTGAGTGAGTTGGGTGGATATCTCACCTACCTCGCTGCAATCAAGTCAGCCCAGAAAGCGTAGAAAGCGAGAACGGAATGACAGTCGACACGGTCGGCAACGCAGGGGCCGTCGGCGCCTGGTCGCAGGGTGACCAGGGGGTCGCGGGCCTGGAGGACATCGGTGCGGAGGACTTCAGCGTCCCCCGGCTGAAGATCATGCAGCGGGAGTCGCGGTTCAAGCTCCCGGACGGTTCCGAGCTGCAGCAGCTCGACTGCATCCTGCTCGGCATGACCAAGCAGCGCATCATGTGGTACAGGGACCTGGAGGACAACGACAAGCCGCAGTGCAAGTCCCCGGACTTCCAGCACGGCTTCCCGAACATCGGGCGCGGTCGTCCCCAGACGCACTTCCCGTTCTCGATCACGCCCTTCACGCCGGAGTCGCTCCGGCCGGTCGAGGAGCCGCCGTCGTACGAGTGGCAGGACGGGTACTCGTCCAACGGTCACCCGGTCATCGCCTGCTCCACGTGCCCGCTCAAGGAGTGGGGCAAGGACTCGTCGGGCAAGTCGACGCCCCCGCCGTGCTCGGAGCAGCACACGTACGCGCTGCTCTACACCACGGACCAGGGTCAGAGCTGGTTCCCGGCGATCCTCACGCTCCAGAAGACCGGCATCAAGCCCTCGAAGAACTACATCCAGGGCTTCGCGCAGCGTCGGCTCCCGCTGTTCTCGGCGCAGACCCGCATCACGCTGCGCGGCGAGAAGCGCGGCATGGTCGAGTACTCCGTGCCGACGTTCGAGAAGATCGGTGACAACGATCCTTCGATGGCGGCGGAGTTCGCGGACAAGGGTCGGGCCATCCGCGACTTCCTCCGGGCGGCTCCCCGTCCGAACGAGGTCGAGGCAGCTCCGGAGTCGAACCCGGGCGCGGCAGACCCGTGGGCGACGGACGGTCAGCGTCCGGCACCCGCACCGGCTCCCGCCCCGGCACCGGCAGCCCCGGCACCCGCCGCACCGGCACCGGCAGCGGTCGCTGCTGCCCCTGTGGCGCCCGCTCCGGCCGCACCGGCACCCGTGGCACCGGCAGCCCCGGCTGCGCCCGCACCGGCCGCTCCGGCGCCGCCCGTGGCACCCGCCGCGACGGCGCCCACGGCCCCGGCAGCGCCGCCCACGCCGACGCCCGCGCCGCCCTCCATGCCCGCCATGGCGACGCCTCCTCCGGCGTCGGAGGACGACGACGACGAGATTCCCTTCTGATCGTCGAGGGGTAATTCGTCAGTAAGACCAGGGCGGTCCCGGTGTGCATCCCCACACCACCGGGACCGCCCTGCCCATGATCCGACGAAAGTAGAGGTGCTATGGACATCAACATGTACGTCCAGGACCAGATCAACCAGGTGAACGACACCCTGGACTCCCTGGACAACGAGTCGCTCGCCGTCATCGGGCAGCTCGTCAGCGCAATCGTCCTCGGCCACGAGGGCCTCGGGCACTACTGGAAGGGCACCATCGACGCACGCCTCCGGGCACGCGGCGCCTGCCTCGGCTGCGGCGGAGACCCGCTGCGTCACGCACACGACATGGACGGCCAGATCGTCCCGCTGGACGAGGACGAGCCTGTTGCGGCGCAGGGTGACTCGTATAAGCACTTCCAGAGCGAGCCCAAGGAGGTCGCGGAGTACCTCCAGGGAACGCTGTTCGACGACCCCGCAGACATCGTTCCGGGTGACCCCATCGCGAACATGAAGGCCAACGCCTTGGAGTGGGGAGTCACCTTCGCGGACGAGGGCAACCTCTTCGGTCCGGTCATCTGCGATGGCTGCGGCCAGGAGTACGTGTCGCTGGAGGACCGCATGCTCCGCCCGCCCGGCCTCGACGGGTGCCACTTCTGCCAGCTCAAGTCGCGGCTCGGCTGATGGACTGGCTCGCACTGCTCGGCAGTGTCGTCACGTTCGGGATCGGCTGGCACATGGGTAGCCTCAAGGGCTACAAGATCGGCGTCAAGTCTGGCACCGAGCGAACCACGCAGGCCATCACCGAGGGCTACATGCTGATTCCCCGGAGGAAGCGATGAACCAGGGTCGACGCAGGCGCAACGGACAGATCGACCGCAAGCGCATGACGTGCGCTCACTGCCTGCAGGGCAACTGCATGCGGTGCGTCGACGTCGTCCGAGTGGCGTTCGACATGAAGCCTCTGTGCACCTGCACGGCCAAGGACCACGGTGGCGAGCCTGCTGCGAAGCAGATCGAAGACCCTTTCACCGGCGACGTTCACGCGCCGGGAATGGTCATCAAGAAGGATGGGGAGGTGGAGCGGAAGTGAAGTGCGCGCTGTGTGGTAACCCGATCCTGGACGGTGGCGAGGTTGCCGTCGAGGTCAAGGGCTGGGTCAGCGGGCCGAAGCGGGACTCGATGCGACTCCGCGCCGAGACCGGCAGGAAGGCGCACGAGCACTGCGTCACCATCGTGGCCGCAGGCCAGGACCCCGTCCAGCCCGACCTGTTCGAGCCGGAGGGTCGGCTCGCAACGGCGGCGACCCAGAACACGGTCACAACCGAGAACCTGGAGGACATGCTGTGAAGGGCATGAGCACGGTATTCGAGTTCGAGAGGGGCGAGGCGACGCCGCAGGCTGTCTCCCAAGTCCTGTCGGACATCCCCGAGGGCGCCACCATGAAGGTGCTGTCCTACATGAACGGTGACCTCCGCAAGATCACCGTCACCTTCCCGTTCGACACCCCGCCTGCAGCATGAGCGAGCAGGCGAACCCCCGCGAGGGGGAGTACGAGGCGGCAGCCTACATCTACTACGACGACAAGCTCAACGAGGTCTTCAGGTCGTCGCAGCCGAAGTCGGACGCCGAGGCGAAGGATCACTACTACGACCTCTTCGAGCGCGAGCCCGCGTTCATCCACGCCCGCCGCTTCGACGGCAAGCACGAGGCGCTGGAGTTCAACCCGGACGAGTACTACGAAGAGCCGACACCCGAGGAGCGAGAGGAGCTGGACGGCCTTGGCAGTAGCAACGCCTGAGACGAACCAGTACACCGGACAGCGTCCGCGCAAGTCACTGGAGCCGTGGATCAAGGATGAGGTGCACTTCTACCCTCATCAGATCGACGGTGTGCGGACGCTCGCCCGGCGTCGGTCGTTCCTTCTCGCAGACGACATGGGCCTCGGCAAGTCACTGCAGGCACTCACGGTGTTCGCAGTCGACGTCGTGCAGGGGTACTCGAAGACCGCCATCGTGGTTGCGCCCGTCACCCTGAAGGGCAACTGGTCCGACGAGATCGAGAAGTTCTCGCGGTTCCCGCACGTGGTTCTCGACGGGACCCCGGCCAAGCGCCGCAAGCAGATCGAGGAGTTCCGGCAGATCGATGGCCCGAAGATTCTCGTCGTGAACTACGAGCAGGTCGTCACCCACAAGGATGACCTGAACAGCCTCCTGTTCGACATCGCGATCTTCGACGAGGCGCACTACCTCAAGAACCCGAAGGCGCAGCGCACCAAGGCGTGCCTCATGCTCTACTCGCGTCGGTCGTTCCTCCTCACGGGTACGCCGATGCTGAACCACGTCGATGAGCTGTGGTCCATTCTCAACCGGATCGACCCGGTGAAGTGGCCCAAGTACTGGAGCTTCCTCAATCGCTACGCAGTCTTCGGCGGATACAAGGACAAGCAGATCATCGGCGTGAAGAACGAGCTGGAGCTCACCGAGCGCCTCAAGGACGTCATGGTTCGGCGCCTCAAGAAGGATGTGCTCGACCTCCCCGAGGTCCAGTACATCGAGCGCCGCGTCGACCTGGAGAAGGAGCAGCGGACGCTGTACGACGAGGTCGCGAACGAGCTGCGACTCCCGACCCCGGACGGCGACCCGCAGGACATCGAGAACGCCCTCACGAAGTTCCTCCGACTCAAGCAGATCTGTGGCACGACACTCCCGTTCACCGGCGAGGACGTGTCCAGCAAGCTCACGCTGGCGGTGTCGGACGACGTCGAGTTGCTGGAGAACGGCGAGCGTGTCGTGGTGTTCACGCAGTTCAGGGACGTCCAGCGTGCGTACATCGACCGCCTCAAGAAGGCTCGGCCTAACACGCCTATCTTCGAGCTGCACGGTGACGTGCCGACAGACGGTCGCCAGCAGGTCGTCAAGCAGTGGGGGATGACCCAGGAGCCTGGCGTGATCGTCTGCATGCTCCAGGTTGCAGGCGTCGGCCTGAACATGACGCAGGCGCGGCACGGCAGCTTCATCGACAAGCTCTTCGTCCCCGGCCTCAACCAGCAGGCCGTCGACCGGCTCCACCGTATCGGACAGTCCGAGACGCAGCAGGTGCAGATTCGCGAGTACCTGTGCCGCAACACGATCGAGTCCAGGGTCAACCAGATCCTTCGGACGAAGAAGAAGTTGTTCGGGGAGATCGTGGAGACCGACCCGAACTGGAAGCGGAAGCTCATCGCGGCCATGCGAGAGGATGACAACTACGGTGGATGACAACGACCCTCTCGTGAAGGTCAGCAGCGTGGCGGAGATCTTCGGCGTCCAGCCCCGCACCGTTCGCGAGTGGATCAAGAGCGGCAAGATCAAGGCCACCAGCACGCCGGGTGGTCAGTACCGAATCCCTCAGTCCGAAGTTCAGCGACTCGCTGACGCCATGTACGGGAGCAACGCATGAACAAGTTCTTCTGGATCGACGTCGAGACCACCGGTCTGGACCCCCAGCAGGGGGACGTCCTGGAGGTGTCGTTCGCCGTCACCGACACCGAGCTGAACATCATCGACATCGCCAACTGGATCATCCGCCAGCATGGCGCCGAGGACTACGTCGCCCTCCGCGCCAGCGGCGGTGACACCGGCGCCGAGACCGTCCTGCAGATGCACCGCAAGACCGGGCTCTGGGAGGACATCCTCTCGCCCAAGGCGTGGTCGGAGAACGACGCGGCGAAGGCGATGATCCAGTTCCTGGAGCAGAACGGCATCACCCTGAAGGACCCGATGTGCGGCTCGTCCGTGCACTTCGACCGGGCCTGGATGGCCCAGCACTTCCCCGACGTGCACGCCCTGTTCCACTACAGGAACATCGACATCAGCACGCTCAAGGAGCTGTGCCGTCGGCTGCAGCCCGAGATGTTCGCCTACCAGGAGAACGACCTCCGGCCCTCGATGAAGGAGCCGTTCCACCGGGCGGAGAACGACGTCGAGAACACCATCGCCGAGGCGCGGTGGTACTTCGACAACTTCCTCTTCATCCCGACCATCGAGGTCATCAGCGACCCGGGTGAGATCTGATGAACCCCGAAGGCGATCCGGTGGACGGGAAGGTCGGCCCGTCCACCGATGAGGTTATCGGTCACCTCGTCGATGCCGCCAAGAAGGGCTTCATCACGCCGCCGAACCAGTCGGGCTCGTGGTCGGACCCCAACACAGACGTCATGGCGAGCCTTCGGAAGGCGTCGGATGCCTTGTCGAAGCAGATCGGTTCGGGGAAGATCTTCGCGCTGCCTGCCGACATGCAGCCCACGGTCGCCTCACTGCTGGGTCCCAACGGTCTGGGGCAGCCGCTGAACGGCATCCGGTCGGGCAGGTTCACGGGACCGACGCCACCGGCCAACACGCCCGCAAGTGGTGGCATGCTGTCACGAGCTGCCGGGCATCGGGATTGGGCAGAGAAGATGAACAGCACCGAGACCGACTACCTCATCAACCTCCTCGCCCTGCTCATCGAGCAGGTCGGTGGCAGCATCGTCCTGTCCAAGCAGGAGGTCGAGCAGCTCGCTATCGCCCCGCGCCGAACCCTCGAAGTGTTCGAGGACCCCGAGCGCGGTTCCATCACCTATCGAGTCGACATCGAGGAGACCCAGCAGTGACGATCAAGGTCACATTCGAGACTGCGACGCTGGCGGACGCCATCAAGAAGGCCGACCGCGTCGCCCCCGGAAAGGGGAAGGCCTTTGACGAGGCCGGTGGCATCGTCATGGAGTTTGTCCCTGACGAGAACCTGGTTGTCGTACGCGCCACCAACACCGAGATCTTCTACCGCGAGTGGATCAACGGTCAGATCGAGACCGACCAGGAGTCCGTCCTCTGGCGGCTCCCGAGCCAGATGCTCACGCCCATCGTCACCAGCCTCCCCATCGGGTCCGGCAAGACGGTGACGTTCGAGCAGGTGGGCTCGCGCATCGAGTTCAAGTCGGGGCGCGCCAAGGGCAAGATCAACCTGCTGGACCCCTCGTACTACCCCGAGTGGGACGTGTTCGACCCGGACGACCTGAAGCCGGTTGCCGACCTCGGCGGCAAGGTCAGCCTGGTGGAGTGGGCTATCGACAAGACTGCCCCGCCCTTCAATGGGGTGAACTTCAACGGTGACGCGGTGCGTGCCACCGACAAGTACAGGATCGCCACCGTTCCGCTCGCCATCCCGCTGGACGCGCCGGTCACGGTTCCCGGAGGCCTCCTCGGGTCGATCCTGAAGCAGACTGGCGAAGTCATGGTCGGCTTCACGGAGCACCAGATGCTCCTGATGCCGAACGAGACGACGCAGATTCGCCTCGTGCTGATCGGCAGCCAGTACCCGGCGGTCGAGCGTGTCATGGATCGTGACATGGAGATGTCGGTGACTTTCAACAAGACGGAGTTGCTGGAAGTCATCAACCGTGTCATCATCGCGGCGGGCGGGGATCGGCTTCCCGTCATGAGGATGTACTTCGGTCGTGAGGGCATCAACGCAGTCGTGAAGTCGGACACCAGTTCGATCCTCGACGGCATTGAGACGCCGGGGTACTGCGTGCACGACCGCATCGAGATAATGTTCACGCCCAAGAACATCGTTGACCCGATCTCGAACGCGCCGAACGAGAAGGTTACCCTGCACTACAACCTCTCGGACAACAAGAAGGTCTACATCGACGGAGGTTCAGGCTACGAGGCCTGGGCCGTCGTTCGGGCCTCCACTGGCGAGTCATGAGAGACGAGGAGACGACGGGAATGAAGCTTCCCAAGGGGTTCGACTTCCAGCGGGAGTACTACCTCGCTGGGCCGATGACGGGGTACGAGCACTTCAACTACCCCGCCTTCGAGCGCAACATGCACGAGCTCGAAGGAGAGGCGGTGACGATCAAGTCGCCGCACACGATCCCCTGGCCCGAGGAGCCTCAGGAGGGGGAGGAGCTCTGGCAGACCATGATGCGCAAGGCGCTCGCGATGCTCCTCACCTGCAACGGCATCATCCTCATGCGAGGGTGGACCGAGAGCAAGGGGGCGTTGGTCGAGTACAACATCGCCACCGCCCTTCGCATGCCCGTCTACTTCCTGGACGGTAAGTACGTAGTTCCGATGCACGACCACGAGAGGACGCTTGTTTCATGACCAACGCAGCTTACGCCGAGCCGATGTCCGTTGAGGACTACTCGGCCAAGGCGCTCACGACCGCCATCTACCCGGGTCGCAACGAGACGGGTGGTGTGCTGTACGCCACCCTCGGCCTCGTCGGCGAGGTGGGCGAGACGGGCGAGTTGTTCCTGGAGGACAAGGACTTCGAGCGGTCCGCCACGACGCCCGAGCTGGGTGACGTCCTGTGGTACATCAACGCGCTGGCCGACGAGCTCGAGTGGGGTCTCCCGGGCGTGCACAACGAGGTGTGCTACCGCCTGGGGATCGACGTCGCGAACATCTTCCTCGCGTCATCCCGGTCAGCGATCCCGTGGCGCCTGCACGCCGAGCTCGTCGTCAAGACCGGGGCCATCGCCAACAAGGTGAAGAAGGCGCTCCGCGACGACAAGGGCGTCATCACCGAGGACCGGGCGTCGCACCTTCGCGTCCTGCTGTCCCAGGCGTACGAGGTCTACATCCAGCTCGTCTGGGCGTGCGACCTCGACCTGCACGCCGTGATGGTGTACAACATCGACAAGCTCTTCGACCGCAAGCAGCGCGGTGCCCTGGGTGGCGACGGGGACAAGCGGTGAGCCAGTTCATCTACCTCTACGTACCGGTCAACCCCGAGCCGTGGGCCATCGGGCCTGTCGGCTACGCTCGCCGGGGTGGTAAGATGTCGGCGTATGTCGGGCAGAACAAGCAGCTCGCTGCCTTCAAGGAGGCCGTCGCGGAGTCCGTTCGTGAGCAGTGGGGCGGGCTGCCGATGCTCGAAGGTGCCATCGAGATGCGACTGTGGTTCTGGCGCCAGCGAGCCGCGTACAAGACTCCGGCAGCCCGCGTCCACCGCAAGCACGAGGCCGACGCGACGAACATGCAGAAGGCAACCGAGGACGCCCTCCAGGGCATCGTGTTCGGGAACGACCGGGACGTGAAGATTCCCCGCTCCGTCATCATGGAGCAGGGCGAGTCGACGGTCGGCGGTATCGTCATCGCGGTTCGGAGCATCGAGGGGTGGGCCGAGGCCGAGGAGGATGCCCTGCCTCCCGGCGTGCGCGCCGCTCGTATCCAGCACATCGGCAGCTTCACCCCATCCCCCGAGACCGACAGCAACGCGTGGCCCCCGGCTGACGGAGCCTTCTGATGCTGACGGTGTCGGTCAAGGTCAATGACCTCGAAGTCGCCATCGTGGAAATCAAGAACGTCCAGACGAACGAGGACGGGACTGCTAACTACGTAGCGACCTTCGAGGTTGACCGGATGGGTGCGCGAGGCCGACACCGTCGCAGGCTGTTCGGATTCCCGCGCACGCAGTACAACGCACTTGGGCTACTCAAGTTGGCCCTGGATTCACTCGACCCGAGAGACTTGGAGCTCGAAACCGATGGGACTGGTACATCAGATCTGGCACGGCGACAGCGTGGAGCTGGCCCAGCGCTTCCACGCTAAGCGTCGCATCCAGAGCGTCATCACCGACCCGCCCTTCGGCGTGGACAACCTGTCGAACATGGCGACGACGCAGGCTGGCAAGGAGTATGCCCGCAAGATCGCCAACGACGAGTCCCCCGAGGTGGCGATCAAGGTCTTCCGTGACGTCATGGAGTCCGTCATCCCCGGGATGAAGGAGGAGTCGGACATCTACATCTTCACGGCGCACCAGGTGCTGGAGGAGTGGCTGGTGTTCACCCGGGACCTCCTGGAGCCGCACGGCTTCCGCCGCAAGGCGATCCTCGTGTGGGAGAAGGATGGCCCCGGCATGGGCGACCTCAACTCGTGGGGCATGGGCTGCGAGTTCGTCCTGTACTACAAGCGGGGCAACCGCGAGAAGTCGGACAAGCGCCGGAACAACGTCCTGCACCTCCCGCAGCTCAGGCCGAACGAGCTCATCCACCCGCACGAGAAGCCGGAGCAGTTGCTGGAGTTGCTCCTGAAGCACTCGACGGACCCGGGCGACTTCGTCATCGACCCGTTCGGTGGTAGCGGCAGCCTCGTGCGCGCCGCTCGCCGGTGCGGCCGGTCGGCGGTCGCCATCGAGCTGGACGAGAAGAACTACGAACTCGCCAGCAAGAAGCTCAACGAGGGCGACGGCGGAGGCTTCGACTTCGGAGTGTGATCGACCTGCCAGGCGGGGGCGGCGTATCCGGTAGTGCACGCACTATCACGCCGCCCCCGCTTTCGGCTACCATGACACCACCCGAAGCCCCGACCCAGCAGGAGGCACCAGTGAGTACGACCGAAGGCCAGGAGGTGCGGGAAGTCCACCCGTTCTCCATGGACAGGATCAGCCCTGTCATGAGCTTCGCCCCCGTCCCCGAAGTCGAGGCGGAGGTCCCAAAAGAAGAATCTGCACCGGAGCCTGCTCCCGTGCCCGATCCGACGCCGACGACTCCGGACCCGGAGAAGAAGGACCCGGAGGACGACCCGCTCAAGGACGTGAAGGTGAGCGAGGGGGAGGCTTCGAAGAAGTCTGGGGAATCGACCTCGTCCCCCACGCCGCCCACGACCCCCGCACCCCCGGCGAAGCCTGCGACTGCGGCGAAGGTGTCGAAGAGCGACTCGCCGACTTCTTCCAAGTAGACACGTCATGGCAGGAGCGCGGAGCATGCTTCGGCCGGGCTCCTGCCAAGCGTGGCGAGCCTGACCCCTTCTTCCCGGAGAAGGGGTCTATCGCCTTGGCGAACAAGGCAATCAAGGAGTATTGCATGGTCTGCCCCGTGCGCAAGCTGTGCAAGCAGTACCAAGAAGAGACTGGCTCCGTCGGAGTATGGGGCGGGCAGTACATCGGTCGAGATTCCTGAAGGGAACAACAGTGAACGTCCACAAGGTCACCATCTACACGGACCCCGAGACCGGCAAGCTCAGGTGGCGCTTCGTCCGCAAGGATGGGTCGATCCTCGCGGAGAGCACCAAGGTGTACGACACCCGCGAAGAGCTCATGGAGGACATGCAGATCGTCGTCGGCCTGTGGTTCGCCTTCGACGAGCACATGCCGGACCGCGTCAAGCAGGTCAGCCTCCACCGGAGCGAGCCGGTCGGCCTGGAGCTGCCTCAGCCGCAGGTCACCCCGGCCGAGCCCGAGGAGTCCGGCGAGGTCATCGGCGACCCCGACACCGAGGTCGAGCAGCCGTGAGGCCCAAGTCTCTGTCGGCATCAGCGCTGCAGGTTGCAGCGCTGTGCCTCTCTCGGTACAACGCGGAGAACATCAACTACTCACGCGGCGCGTCCAACGAGGCGGCTCTCACCGGAACGTCGGCGCACGGCGCACTGGAGTTGTACGTCCAGAAGGTGTACCTGGAGAAGTCGATGGAGCCGAGCGTCGAGCTGCTCCTGGAGTTCTTCAAGCTGTCGTACGTCAAGACGTTCGGCAACTCGGACTTCCGCTCGAAGAACTACAAGGACGGCGTGAAGATGCTCACGGCGTGGTTCGAGCGTACGTCGTTCGAGGGCTTCGAGGTCATCAGTACGGAGAAGAAGAAGAACTTCCCCATCCCCGTGATGATCGACGGAGTCAAGGACTCCATCCCGTTCAACTATGTTCTCGACCGGTTCGATCGCCTCGGCGAGACGAAGTACCGAGTCGTGGACTACAAGACGAACATCATGCCGCTCTCGCCGTCCGACCTGCGCGACAAGCCGCAGGCTCGCTGCTACGCACTCGCCATGCAGATCGAGCACAAGGATGCCACCCAGATCTGGGTCGAGTTCGACATGCTTCGTCACGACGGCCCCGTGGGTGTGACCTACACCCGCGAGGACAACGTCGAGACGTGGAAGTGGATCAAGGCCGAGGCGCAGCGCATCATCGACACGCCCACGACCAAGATCGACAAGCAGACGGGCGAGGAGGTTCCGGCCAAGCTGCCCGAGACGCTCAACCCGGAGTGCAACTTCTGCATCCGCAAGACCACGTGCGAGACGGTCACCCGGAACATCGAGAACGGCGGCGTCCTGAGTCTCGGGATGCCGGGGATCGCTGACCGCCGCGCCGCGCTGGAGAACCAGAAGAAGGCGGCGGCGGCTGCCATCGAGGAGATCGACCGCGTCCTCCTGGCCGAGGCCAAGGTTGCCGACGTCGACCTCATCCCGGGAGACGACTACGACCTCGCGGTCGGCGTCTCGAAGCGTCGGGGCGTGGACGCGGAACGTCTCGTCATGGTACTGGCGGACAGCCCGAACCTGATCCGCAAGTACACCGGCGGCGCGTCCATCACGATGCGTGACTACGACGCCCTGCTGTCCGACCCCGAGCTCACCGAGGATCAGCGGCGGCACGTGTCAGGGCTGGTTTCGACCCGCTACGGGGAGCCGAGCATCCGAGTCAAGAAGAAGCCGACGATCCGCTCGAAGTAGCGCCACGCGGCCCGGTGGGACCCGCCCGGAGACGAACGGCGCGCTAGCGGCGGCACGTCCTCTAGGGAATCGGCTCCACCGGGCCGTTTCGCTTTAAAGACCCGACACAACTGTAGTGAGGACTGAAAGTGCCCGAGTTCAAGAACATGATCGTCATGATCCAGCGAGGGTTCGGCAAGGCTGCTCTCGCGGCGAAGGAGGCCGGAAAGGCCTTCGAGATGTGGGGCCAGACGACCTACCGCAAGGTGCAGCGCTACAGGCTGCAGATGGAGACGGCCGACTGGCCTCCGTACAAGCGAGCCGAGGCTCTTCGCAAGCTGGATGCGACGTACCGCAAGCGGGATGCCATCGCTGCCAACCACGCGCAGGGTCACCCGAGCATGCGTGGTATCATCAGGAAGTCCAACAAGTCCCGAAAGGGGTGGTGACAGTGCCGCACGACAAGAACAAGCCGACCTTCATCTGCGGTGGCGATGACACGCCGGGTGATCGTGGAACCGAGTGCCCGAACGCCCTGCACGATCATCCTCTTCCGTCCGGCTACGTGGACGCTGCTGCAGCGGCAGACAGGCGCTTGCGCTCGGGCAACTGGCGCAACAAGCGCTGCCCGGAGTGCGGCACGTACGGCTGGGAGGGGAGAGAGGACGACGCCCCACCGGAGGAGGTGCGGGGCGTCGTCCAGTCCAAGGGCCGGATCGTCGGCGGCAGCATGAAGGGACTCGAGTCCCAGGGCCGCATCATTCGATAGGGGACTTCTCCTCGTCCTCGTCCTCCTCGTTGAAATCGACTTCGGCCAGTTCCATCACCGGCGGGTCGGGCAAGTTAAGCCCGGCCCGCCGAAGCTCTTTGACGACAATCTGGTCCCACGTGGCGTGCGCGTCGAAGAGCTTTCGCATCTTGTCGTCTCGCCTGCGCACCGCAGTCTTGAACCGGTCGAACCGAGACGAGACGCGGATGTTCTCTGCACGCAGTCGCCCGTTGTCCTCCTGCAGGTTGAGGACGATCCCGCCCGCCGCCTGCGTGATGATGTGGGTTGCGTCCGCAGAAAGCTTACGCTTCTGGATTACGCCGTTGGCAATCGCTCCGAGGATCACGGTTACGCCTGACGATCCAATGACCGCAATAAGGACGTCAGTGTCCACGATTCCCGAACCCCCTCTGCCGACGCTGTGCGAGAACCTCGGCCTTCTTCAGTGCCTTCTGGATGCGCCACCAACGCCGGAAGCAGGCCAGGCCGAAGCCGGTAACCGCGATGGCTGGGAAGAAGCCTGACCACCCGGCCGCGTCGAGGACAGCAGCAGCATACGCGAGCATGCCTACGCCCGTCGCCACCATCCCGATCTGCTCGATGATGAGCCCGGTGTCCCGCCTCGGGAGAAAGATTCCGATGAGGGCGATGAGCGACCCGAGGCAGATCATCAACCCCCATACGAGCTGCCACTGGTGCGGGAGAAGAGCCTGGATCGTGCCCGGCGTGGCGTCCCCGAAGATGATCGGCGGTCCACCGAGCACGCACAGTACGAGCGTGTAGATCTCGAAGCCTTCACGGCCTTCCCGCGTCACCTCGGTCAGTGGCATTGTAAGCCTTCCTCGTGTTTCGGTAGACCTCGGCCATGCCCGCGTACATCACTCCGAGGATAGCGAAGATGATGAGACCGAGGCCTGACGAGCTGGGGATATCCATGAAGGCCTTGCCGAAGACCCCTGCAAAGAAGAACGACCATACGGCACTGGCGTAGAAGCCGATGACGATGTAGATGAGCTTGTGAAGTATGCCGCCGTAGGCGGATACGAGTCCTGCCAGGAGGATCACCCAGCCCCACGTCGGAGGAGCGCCGGGCACCGCCAGGGCGTATGTGAACCCTGGCGATGCCCAGCGACTCGGTTCCGTGAGGACGATGAAGACTCCCTGGAGGATGGCGAACAGCGACAGTAGCCGCGACCCCTGCGTGACGGCCCACTGAGCCATCTTCAGGGGAATGATCGGTCCAGTCACTCCAGGGCCTCCGTCACTTGTTGATAGCGTGCTTGCGCCACGCCTGGACGAAGGCTGCGTCCGTTCCCGGACCCCACTGCCCGTCGATGGCTCCCTTGTAGAAGCCGTGGGCCTTGAGGGCCTGCTGGACACGGATGACCGCCTGGTCGTGGGCCTTGATCGACTTGCGACCCCAGTCCCCGTCCTGTCCGGTGCCGACGACAGCCTGCGCGTACTTCACGCCGAACGGGAACTGGCGACCCTTGAGCGACGAGGACATGCGAACCGCGTGGGTGCGCTTGTCGGTGTCGTTCCCCCAGAAGCCGTCGTCCGTCGCGCCGACCGCACGCTGGATGGCCTTGACGGCCTCGTTCCCAGCGGGCTTGGGCGGCTTCGGCAGCGCGGGCTTGCCCTTGTTGGCGATGGCCCGGTCGAGCGCGGCCATCGTTGCAGGACCCGGGTCGCCGTCCACCGAGATGCCCGCCGCCTTCTGGAAGGCACGCGTGGCGTCGTAGGTGTACTTGCCCAGGTCGCCGTCCACGCCCGCAGGGCCGAGGTTGTACCCCAGCGCCTTGAGCTTGGTCTGGATGGCCTTGATCCAGACGCTGGTGCGACCGTTCGGGTTGTACTTGACGGTCGTGCCGCCACCCGTGGAGACCGCGTTGGAGTACGCCGGGGAGCCGTAGCCCACGATGTACGCCTTGCGACGCTTGCGGACAACGGCGCGCCCGTTGCGCTGGTCACCGGCAGCGGTGCCGCTGGTGTTGAACTCGATCGTGTTGACCGAGCCGTCACCGTTCACGGACTCCACGATGCCGACGTGCGAGATGCGGTTCGGCTGACCGGGCCAGTCGAAGAACACGATGGCGCCACGGTGGATGCCACGCGTGCCCGTCGTCCACTGGCCGCGAGCCTTGAACCAGTTCGCACCCGCAGGGGTGTAGGCGTGCAGCGGGAAGATGTCGAGTCCACCGACGCCGTCGAACACCCACGACAGACCCATCGCGCAGAACGCGGCGGAGTCGTAGACGCTGGAGCCGACCTTGTCGCCGTACCAGACACCGTACTTCGAGTTGCCGGGGTAGTAGTTCCCCAGCTCCCCGCGAGCCTTGGCGAGAACCTGCTCGATGGTCGTCATCCGCCGACCTCCTGCTCGCCGTCCGGGCCGACCTCGACGCTCGGGTCGTTCGGCGGGTCCGGATACTCCGAGGGGTGGTTGCCCGTGTCGGGCAGGTCACCGCCCGTGGGGTCGTTGGTCGCCTTGGCGATCTTCTTCTCCTCGGTCATGCTGCGTGCCGCCCCTCGTACGTCTGGACGGCAGCCTGCTCCAGCGCGACGACCTCGGCGTCCTCGTTGAGGTCGACCACGGCGTTGCCGGGATAGATGACCTCGGGGGCGTCGAACGGCTTCGGCTGGAAGGCGATGACCTTCGCCATGCTCGTGACGGTCGGTCGTGCCACGAGCACCAGGAACAGCGCGCTGACCGCCGTGAACAGGTCGACGATGAGGTCGACCCACTGGTTCACGTCGGGGATGCCGAACTGCGCCAGGATGCCCGCGAGCGCCACCAGCAGGCCGCGCACCAGCACGGGCTCCGTCTGGAAGAACTGCTTGAGCTTCTCCAAGTTCCTCTCCTCCTTCTGTCAGGCCGAACTGTACGGCCCACTAACCACCCGCGTCAAACGGGAGGCTGTTCGCGGATTGAACGCACCCGCGTCTATAAGTACTACGCCTCGGCGACGAAGTTGATGCCGTTGAGACTGTGCCAGGAAGTGACCGTACGGTTCATGTGCTCGATGTCACCAAGTGAGGCTGCAAACAGGTCAACTCGTGCCCACTGATTGTCGGACGAGATGGTGTACAGGCCTCGCTCGGAGGGGCGTGCGCCGACAGGAAGGATTCCAGAGTCGCCAGGAAAGGTTCCACCGGTGATGAGTCCCTGGAGTTGGACAAGGCTGTCAGCATGGCGCTGGTACTGCTGTGCTGGCATAGAAGCGTTGAACGATGCCCAACTGTTTGTGTAAGGGATGTTGGTCATCGCCTCGTACTCTTCCGGGGTGTACATCAACCCAGCGAGCGAGACCCAGGTAGTCGTGTTGGTGCCGGTGGTCTTGCGCTTCCAGCGGAGCGTCGGGTAGTTGGCGTCGCCACCCGCCGCGTTGATCCTGGCAAAGTCGACACCGCTTCCGACGTTCGTCATGAGAGCAGGCATGTGGAGCTGCAGTCGAGGCTGGAGGTTCGTCGGGAGCTGGGCCATGATACTGTCAGCCGTGGGAACTGCTCCCCTGTACACCATGCCCCGGAACCAGACTCGTCCCAACCGATCCTGCCACCACGAGGGCGTGCCATAACCAGAGCCGCCCGAGTCCGTGTATTCCAGCCACGAGTTGACGAGCGTGAGCGGCTGCCAGTCGGCAACACCAGCGGCTGGGAACATGATGCCGTCGAGGCCGATCCAATCCGGGTCAGACCGAACAGCCACGATGTTCCCGTTAGGGTGGACGTCCACACGCCCGACGATGTTGGAGAACGTGGACGTCTCGAACACCATCCGCTCGTCAGGCCGGTAGCCCTCCGGAAGCTGGGCAATCACGCTACCCTCGGCTCCGCCCTTCACAAGTCCCTTGAGGACAACGATGCCGGTATTGAGCTTGAGGTATCCACCGTCTGCATACGATGTGGCGTAGCGGGTCCACGGAGTCTCGTAGGGGAGCTGGGTCCATGTAGCCTTGCTGGGCATGGCGTCAATGGAGAGCCAGGTCACCCCGTCCGTCGTGAGGCGAAACTTGTACGGGTCCGTAACGGCGTCGTTCCTGTGGATGATGACAGGCGAGTTGTGATCCGGCCTCATGGCCGCGAGGATAGCCTGCTGCTCGGTGAAGGTGGAAGCGCTCAGGATCGGGACCGTCTCGGGTACACCGACGACTCCGTCGATGAAGCGGTCGGTGCCGATGCCTGACACTCGCACGATCTGCCCCGGTCGCGGCCAGACGCCAGCGATGGGAACGTTCACCGGGTCGAGGTCGCCGTTGAACAGAACGCTAGCCCTCTTGGCGGGGATGTCGACCGAAACGCACGCGCCATACCTGTACGCCGGGCGCAGCTTGTTGATCGTACTCTCGGCGATCGACGTGATGAGGTCACGCATCTTCGCTGAGACGTTGTACTCGGACAGGCCCATGGTCAGCTCACATTCGTGACGCGTCGTGCCTTGCCGTCCATGAGGCCGAGGCCGAGCGGGATGGAAAAGTCGCTAAGCAAGAACGTCGTCGGGTCGCCGGGCGCCGGACGAGGGTCCACGAACCCGACGATATCACCCGCCTCCAACCAGGGAAGCATGAGGGAGCTGAATCCCAGCTCGAACTCCTCCAGTGCGTGCACTGCGAGGAAGCTGTCTGCGACCTGCTGCGCCTGCGGTGTCGTCTCGATGAACGAGCTGGAGTACTCGTAGACCCGCTCCCCGATGTTCACAGTACTCGTGGGGGAGTTGGGGTCGTCGTTGCGAGCGACCGCATAGACAGGCGGCGAGTCAGCGTCGGACGACTCGCCCGTCACGAGCACCACGTTGTAGATGCGCGTATCCGTCGTGGACTTCTCGTACGATCCGAGCTGACCGCCGTCGCGCCCGGTCTTGAGTACCAGGACGGGGCTCGTGCTGACAGGATCGCTGTACGGACGGAGGATCAGGAACCCGGTCGCGTCGAAGAAGATCTCGTAGTCGTACGCAGTTGCGATCTCCTTCATCGCTTCCCACCGGGATACGCCCCGGTCGAAGAAGAATTCGCGGGCGACGACGACACCCGTCGTGGGGAGGCTCCGCTTCGTGATGCCCGCCGCCCCGGCGATGGACGCGATGATCGACTCAAGCGCCATGCCGGAAGCAAACTGCGTGGCGTAGAGGAACTTCGACCCCATGCACTTCTTGGTGTAGTCTCGTCCTGTGAGCGACACGTCGTAGGGGAAGTGACGCTCGGTGATCCGATCGATCATGAACTCACCGATCTGGCATTCCCACTCCAGCATCGGCTTCACCGTGTTGAGCCACCCGAAGAAGCTCGCCAGCATGTTGACGACCTGCGGAACGTCATACTGGTTGTAATCGAAGGGCAGGTGCGCTGCAATGAGTCGCCCGCCGCGAATCGGCTCGGCGTAAGCCACGATGCGCGAGTAGATCGCGTCCACAGGGTCGGCGGAGATGACGGACGCCTGGGAGATGCCAGACACATCGTACGACCGGCCCGCGATAGCCGAGCGAGTGGACGTCGAAGCGTTCGCCGTCGATGTCCACGCGTAGTCGTAGAACTGCGTGTCAGTCATGTCGCCATCGACATACGGCTGAATCTCCGGCTCATAGTAGGTGCGACCGCCGGTCCAGTGGAAGATGTCTCCCACTCCGAGGTACGAGCCGCCCGAGGGGACGAACCACACTCGAGTCGAGGTGTAGTCGCCGGTCGACGTCACAACGTCCGACAGCTCCAGCCACTGGTTGAGCGGCAGGGTGACGCTGACCTGCTTGCTGCCGACGACGGTGCTGCCGTTGTAGAAGCGGAAGTAGGCGATGCCACTCACAGCTCGATTCGCCCTGATCCACATGCCGATGTTCGCCGTCTGTCCAGCACTGCCCGAGACGAACACACTGCGGTAGGGTCCGCTCGACCCAGCCGTCTGCGCTGTCGTGACCTCTGCACGGCGGTACGTCGTGATCTTCGAGCCGTCCGAGAGAACCGGGCCGTCCGACGCTCCCGTGACGTTCGAGAGGGTAGCCGCTCCACCGGTGCCGAGTCCCAAGGGCCAGTTAGTCGCAGTCGTTGCACGCGGGTCAGGGTCGAGGTTCGTGAGCTGGATCGGCGTGTAGTTCTCGAACTCCTGCCAAGCCTTGGATGCGGGGTGCGGCGACCCAGCCAGCGGCGCAACGGTCCTGTCGGTCGAGTAGATCGACAGTGCAGTCGGGTGGTACGCCTCCATCCAGGCAGCCGCGTCGGCGTCCTGGAGGTACACGGACTTGCCAGCCTCGTACGCCTCCTGGAACAGCTCGACCTGCGACTCCACGGCGCCGCCGAGGCCGACGATGATGTCGAAGTCGAGAACGTCGCCCCAGACGTAAGCGGTGGTGTTCACGAGGACGTCACCGAATCCGCTGGTAACGAGCGCGTCACGGAACGAGCTGGCGAGCGTCTCCGGGCCAGCCTTGTCCGTGATGATAAGAATCTTCGGAGTGCGCGTCGGCTGGTTGATCCGAACCCCACGGAAGACCTTGATGATCTTGTCGTACCAGAACTCGTCCGGCGCGTTGACAAGAACGCCGTCCGCGTTCGCGAGCTGAAGGTCGAGGGTGCGGCGCTCATCGCGATTCTGGTCGACGCTCACCGTCCCATCCTTGAGGCGCAGCTCGGTGTCCTTCGACCAGCGAGTCAACCCATCCGCCTCGTAAATCTCCACGCGGCGGATGTGGCGAGTCGTCGAGCCGAGGAACTCTCGGAGTGCGATCTGCGGGGGAGTAGTGGTGGGCACTACCCGACCTCCTCGTAAGGAATGGTGATGTCACCCATCTCGGAGGTGCCGGTCCCCGGGAGGGGCGACCAGCCGATGTTCCCGAGGGCGACCTCGAACAGGCGACCGAACGGCGTCCGGTAGTAGTACGACTCCTGCGAGTTGCGCATCGCCTCGATGGCGAGACGGAACCGGTTCGGCCGCTCCGTCCCACGCGCCTGGCAGACGATCGATCCGGTGTACCCGAGTCGGTCACCGTAGTCACGGTGGCGCCCTCGACCGATGATGGTAGACGTCTCGGACTCGTACTCCAGGGTGCTGTCATCGCTGATGACGTTCTGGAGGCGAACGCTAAGCTGGGGGTTGTCCGGGTCGATCAGCCAGTAGTGCGTGAGGTCGATGAAGTAGACGCGGTTCTCGACCTGCTCGTCACCGCTGGGGTCATCTGCAGGGACATAGTAGCCGACCGGGCTCTCCAGGAGGATGCCGGAACGGCTCGCCGCCTGGGTAACCGAGTAGGCGTAGTTGCTCCCGGCGCTGACCATGTAGTCGCGGAACTCGCGGGTGTTCTGGTTCGTGACCTCGCCGATCAGCTTCCACGTGGTGTCGGGCAGGTTACGTCGGTAGACCTTCCATGCTGCGAAGAGCGGGTCGGGAGCCGCATCCACCCAGGTGACACTGACGTAGCCGTTCTCGTCCACCTGATCCACGTTGACACTGTAGGACAAGATGTCCGGGGCGATGTACTCCGTCTCGAACGCTCCGGTAGCCACGCCCGTGAGGCCAAGCGAGTCGGTAGCCTCGATACGGAAGTGGTAACTACGAGCGTTGATGAGGACGACGACCTGGGGCGTGACCTGGGTGGCCTGCCCGACCACCGCATCGGTCCAGATGAGCTCGTTGTTGGCGTCGTCGAACACCTCGATGACAGCCAGAGCCTGCGTGCCACCGGACGGGGCGGTGAACTCCCACGAGAACGTCGGCGCGCCGTTGTCGACCGGCAGGGACGGGGCGGGCGTGATGACCGTCACGACAGGCGGGTCGGCCAGCGTGAACAGTCCCCAGCCGGTCCAGCCGGACTCGGTGTCGCCCTTGTCCCAGACCTTCACGCGCCAGCGCAGGACGTCGTTCTTCTTGTCCTCCGGGATGGCGACCGACCGCGAGACCGTCGGGTTGGAGGCACTCGACACGAGTGCGACCTTGCCGCTGTCGTAGACCACGTCGCCGGAGAGGTTGTCCTCGATGACGAGCTGGTAGGCAGACTGCACGTCGTTCGGGTTGGCCGCGTCCGTGAAGCGCCACTGGAACACCGTCTGCGCCTCGTACCGAACCGTGCTCCCTGTGACGGGAGACTGGAGAGAGACGGACGGCTGGTGTGCCTGGGTGATCTTGAGCGTGGTCGACCAGGGAGTGATGTAGCCCGTGTTGAGGTTCGTGACCTTCGACCGCATGTACCAGTCGCCGGACTTCAGGTACACCGCCGTCTTGGTGAAGCGGTACAGGCTGTTCGAGGCGACCGCAGCAGGGGTCAGCGTCTCGGTGGTAACTCCCGTGGCAAAGGTGGAGTCCTGCGACACCTCGACCGTAATGAGGCTCTTCGTGGCGATGATGCCGAGTGCCTTGATCGTGACGTCGAGGATGCCGTTGCTGACGGTCGCGTTGTTCGCGGGGGACGAGAACTCCGGGGTGCCAGCGAGTGTGGTGAACGCCTGTGCAGCAGACCACGGGCCAGGGCCGACACCGTTGGTGGCGCGGACGCGAGCCCAGTATGGCGTGCCAGGCGTGAGGTCCGTCAGCTCGGCAGGCGTGGTTCCGTCATCGAAGTTCTTGACGCCTGCCGTGAAGCCGCTGTTCGTGGCATACTGGATGTTGAACGTCTTGAGCGCCGACCCGCCGGTGCTGGCAGGGTTCACGAAGTTCAGCCGAGCGGACGTCTGCTCGACGTTCGAGATGGACACGCTCTGCGGCACGGTGGGGATCGTGGCGCCCGTAGTGAAGGAGATCGTGCCGGACCAGGCACCCCATCCTACGCCGTTACGTGCCCGCGTACGGGCGTAGTAGGTGGTTGCCGCAGCCAGACCCGTGACGGTCCCCGAACCACCGCCCCACGTGAGATGCGGCGAGGCGAAGTTCGAGTTGTTGTCGACCTGGCTCTGGTACTCCTGGATGCCCGAGCCGCGCCCGTCCGCAGCGCTGACGGTGATGCGAGCGCTGTTGTTCGTGACCGACCCGGCCGAGATGCCAGGCTGCGTCGGGACGTTCGCAGGGCGCGCCGGAACCTGCCACGACCGGGACACGCTCGGCGCGCCGCCGAGGTAGGAGCCGCTGATCGAGGCGTTGAATCCCCACACCGGACCTGGCGAGTAGTTCAGCCCAGCGACGACGTGGCGAGTCGAGATGAACTTCGTCTGCGGCTGACCAGGAACGTTCGGGGTGTTCATGTAGAACGCCCACGACCCACTTCCCCACGAGTCGGCGAAGTGGTACGTCTGGTTGTCCGCGAAGCCCCAGCCGTCCGAGCCGACATAGTAGTCAGCGTAGACGTTGATGGCAGTCGTGTTCGTGTTGTACGAGTCGTGTCGGATGTCGATACCGACTCGCTCGTGCTGCGAATAGCCGCCCCAGACGATAGCCATTACTTACCCGCCAGGTCTTCGAGGTTACGGATGAACTTCTCGGCGTCGTTCTCGTCCTTGATGTTCGGGAACGACAGGTCGCCGTGGAAGTGGAAGGTTCGGTTGTCGTTGTACGTCTGGCTCTGCACTCCGGACTCCGCCTTCTCCAGGCGGGCCATGATGCGGTCGAGACGGCCAGACAGGCTCTGGATGCTGTTGTTGCCCTGGAACATCGTCTGCCAGTTGCGGGGCAGCGGGATGACAGCCTCGTCTCGACCGGCTTCGCCGATGGTCGCGAGCGTACCACCGCGCCGTGCGCCGACGATACCGCCGTCTGCAAGCGGCACACCCTTGCTAGCCATCCACGGAACAGGGTTCGTGGCGACCCCGCCCTGCTTCACGATGAAGTGAAGGTGGGAACCAGTCGATGCACCTGTGCTACCCATGCGGGCGATGAGCTCGCCCGGGGTGACCTGACGCGGCCCTCCGACGTAGCCGGAGAGGTGGCCGTACCACGTCTGCAGACCGGCGCCGTGGTCGACCTTCGCGTACTGACCCAGACCGCCGTTCATGCTGTGGTAGGTCACCCGACCACCGGCAGCGGCGAAGATCGAGGAGCCCATCGGACCGGCAAGGTCGACGCCGTCGTGCAGGCGACGCTGACCGGTGATCGGGTGCGTACGCATACCGAACGGCGAGGACATTCGGTAGCCCGTTGCAGGCTTGCGCCACGGACCAGACCCGCCAACCTCGGTCGCAGCCTTGCGGTACGCCTCGTCCGTTCCGGTGACCCACTCCCAGACCTGATTGAGCCCGGCCTGTGCGTACTTCTTGCCGAACTGCCAGGTCATACCGTCGATCTGCGTCTGTGCAAGCTGGCGGATCGGCTCGAAGATGACGGACGCCGCGCCCTGTGCAACATCCTTGAGCCAGTCGACACCCTGGCCCGCGAGGTCCGCACCCTTGCCGATGAACGCCTTGACATCCTCCCAGCCGCCCATCCCGAGGCCGGTGTCGTCCGTCCCGGCGCCGATGCGCTTGCCGAGCTCCTCGTAGAGTGCGCTGGCACGGCGGCGGTGAGTCGGGTCGGTCGGGATGACGAACTCGGGGTGGTTCGCCTTTCCCTCACCGACGATGGCGCGAGCGCCGTTCGTCTCGAATCCGCCACCAACACGACGCGTCGGGATGGCACCACCCTTAGCCAGCAGGGGGATGGTGCTGATGTTCCAGTCGAGACCGGGCAGGATGTCCGCGACCTTGTTCAGGCCATCGATCAGCTTGTTGACGAACTTGATGCCGCTGTTGATGCCAGTCTTGATGAAGGTCGTGATGTTGTCGAAGATGCCGCCGATCTTGTCCTTGACCCAGGTGAACGCACCAAGCATGTTGTCGCGCAGCGTGTTGAAGGCTGTCGTGGCAGCGTCCTTGAGGAGGTTGACCTTCTCCATGACGCTGTTGCGAATCTGCTGGAACTTCTCCACGACCTTGTCCCAGATCATCTTCGCGACTGCGATCAGGGTGTCCTTGAAGTTGTTCCACTTGGTGATGGCACCGGTCACGAGGTCTGCGATCCACTGCAGAACCTTCGCCCGCATGTCCAGAATCCAGCCGACGACCTCGTAGGCGATCATCTTGGCGAAGTTGACGATGTTGTTGTACCAGCCCTGGACGGTGGTGACGACTGCAACCACCATGTTCTTGATCCAGGTGGTCACCCGGTTGTACAGGTCCACGAACCAGTCCACGACACCATTGACGAGGCCAGACACGAAGTCGATGACCGTGTCCCACAGGTTCTTGAACCAGTCGATGATCGCCAGGACCATGTCCGGGATGATCGAGTGGCCGACCAGAACGTCCCAAAGCCAGGTGAAGAACTCGACGATGCCTTCGACCAGGCCGGAAACCAGGCCGTAGACGATGTCCCAGGCGGTGGTGAAGATCGACACGATGGTGGACCAGATCGCACCGAAGATCTCGGTGATGCCCGTCCAGGCCCGCGACCAATCGCCCGTGAACACGCCGACGATGAAGTTCACCAGGCCTCGGATAACCTGGATGACGTTCCCGATGAGGTCACCGATGAAGCTGATGACAGGCTCGACGATGTTGCCGATCATCGAGAACGCGGTCGAGAAGGCTGCGACGAGCGTTCCGCCGATGAAGCCCACGAGCGGCTTGAGGATGTAGTCCCAGAGCCACTTGAGGACGCCGCCGATGTTGCCCAGCGCCTCCTTGACCGGACCCATCATCGGGCCGAACTTGGCGAGCTGGGTCTTGATCTCCTCGACGGCCGGGCCGACCGCCGCGACGAGGTTGTCCCAGATCTCCTTGAGCTGAGGGCCGAACAGGTCCCAGAGCTGGCTGGCGCCGCTACTAATGCCTTCCCACAGACCCTTGAACCAGTCGCCCACCGCTGCGAACTTGTCGGTGAACCCGCTGAAGTCGATTCCGCTGAACGCGTCCTTGAGGCCGCCGACGAGACCGTTCCAGGCGGGGACGATGGTCGTGTTCCACCAGTTGACGACCTTGTCCCACATGTTCTGGAGGCCGGTCAGCGGGTTGATCGACGCGAGCGACGCCGCGAGATCTTCCTCAAGCTGCTTGGTGAACTCGTCGATCATCCCGGACTGGTCGCCGAACCCGCCTTCGCGGGCGATCGAATCCATTCCTCCAACGTCGGGGAACTCTCCACCCGCCGCGTTCATAAAGTTTTCGGCTCCGGGCGACAGGGACCCCGCTCCGCCCGCGCCGCCGCCCGCCGCCGCGTCCCGGGCCTGCTTCGCCGCCGACGCCGCGCTCGCGACGTCGTTCAGTGCGGCCTCGATCTCCCGGATAGCATCGGCGGTGAGCTGGTACTCGTCCTTCAGGGTCTGGAGGCTCGCGTACTCCTGATCGTACGCAGCCTGCACCGCGTTCTTCGCTGCGGTGAGCTGGTCAACAGAAGCGGACTGCGCGTCGTACGAGGCCTGGGCGGCGTCGAGCTGAGGCTGCAGCGCCGTCATCGCGGCCTGCTCGCGCTGGATGCCAGCGATGATCTCGGCGAACGTAAGCTCCTTGGACGCGTTCGCCGCCTGCTGAATCTGACGCTCCAGCCCGTCGAACTGCAGGCTGTTCTCCAGGTCGAGCCGGGTGCCCTGTCGCTGCAGGTCGGCAAGCTGCTTCTGCAGGTCGCTGATCCCGTTGCCCTGGCCCATGCTCTGACCCATGGCGTCATACGCGGCCTGCATGGCATCGATCTGCGAGTTGATCGGACCGAGCACGTCCGACCCAGCACCTGCAGCGCGGAGGTCGTTAGACTCTCCGCGCAGCTTTTCGATGTCGCCCTGCAGGGAGGCCATCTTGCCACTGATGTCCTCGACGGCGCCGCCAGCGTCCTCCAGGTCCATGATGGCGAGCTGGAGTCGCTTCTGCTCCATGGTGTTCGCGAAGATCGCGTCGTCCATGGCCTGCATGCCGACGATGCCTGTGTTCGAGTAGTTCGCGATGGCATCGGCGTGAGCCTGGTACTGGTTCTGCAGCTTCTGCAGCTTGTCAGCCGCCGCGTCGAGCTTGTTCTGCTGCAGGTCGAGAGCGGTGTTCGCCGCGTCGAGCTTCTTCTTCCACGAGTCGACGACGTTCTGCTGGCGGGTGACCAGAACCTGCTGCTCGGCCAGGAGGGTGTTGAGAACCTTGAGGTCCCCGACCAGGGCGTTGAAGTTGCCGAGGTTCCCCGGCATCATGTCCTTGACCTTGCCCCGCTGGTCCGACCACTCGTCGAAGTTCATCGAGGCTGCCATCTTCTTGAACTTGGCGAGGTCTGTAGCAGCCTTGCCGAAGATGGCGCCGACGTTGCCGACGCTCTGGAACTGGCGCTTGATGGCTGCCATGCCCCAGGTGACCGTCTCCACGAGGGACGGGGAGTGGTGGGCAAACGGGTTGATATACGAGAACCACTCGTAGATCGCGAGTGCCGCCTGCTTGATGATGTTCACCACGGCGATCATCGACTTCTGGATACCCTCGGGCAGCTTGTAGAACAGCCGCACGATCCCGTCGATGAGCCCCTGGAAGAACTTCCCGAGTGGCTCGAAGCCCTTGGCGATGCCCTCCGCGTTGCGCGACAGCCCCTGTCCGAGCTGGCTGAAGAAGTCCTTGATGTCGTTCCAGAAGATCGACAGCAGCGTGACAATCGCAGTGATGGCGATACCCCAGGGGCCGGTGAGCAGGCCGATGAGGCGAGGTCCCCACGTCTTGATGAACGCGAGGATCGCAGGCCAGAGTCCCTTGAAGAATGCGAGGACCGCCGCGCCACCCACCTTGAAGGCGACGAGGATCATCGGGAACAGCTTGCCCCAGAGCGTCGCGATGGCAAGCATGGCGGTCCGAGACAGGGCGACGAGGGCGGCGTAGCCCTTCGCCATCACCGTCTGCATAGCCCACATGGCCTGCGCCATGAGGAGGCCGAGCCGCGCAGCCATTGGAGCGAACACTGCCGTGACGGCGGTCCACATCGCCACGAAGGCGCGCTGGACTCCAGCGATGCCAGCCCAGACAGCACCGGACAGGCCTGCCATGACCGAAGCCATGGTGCCCATCATCATCGGCACGCCCTTGGTGAACATCGCCGTCATGAGAATGACGCCGCGCATCATGAGCAGGTTAATGCCTGCCCATCCCCGCTTGATGATGCCAGGGATCGTGGTGAACAGGAGCATCTGGAAGGCGAAGTTAACCCGCCCCAGCGCACCGAACACAGCCGGGCCGAGCAGTGCGGCCCTGGTGTACATAAAGGTGGTGATCTTGGCCCAGCCCGTGGAGATTGCGGCGCCCATGGCAGCGAACATCGAGGCGATTCCCGCCGTGATTCCGCCTGCCGCCGCGAAGGTCTTGACCGACCACAGGGCGATGATGCCCTTCACCCACAGAACCTTCATCGCCGCCCAACCGGCGGGGATCACCGTTCCAAGAACGGCGAACATCTTCGCGAAGCCAGCCGCTACGGCGATGCGCAGGGTAGCCATGTACGACTGGAACGACGACATGCCCTTGACACTCGTCACTGCCGCTGCGCTCACGCCGAGCATGCCCTGGACGAGCCGCGACAGCCCGCCGAACAGCGCCCCGACTCCGGTCGCCGCCGCCGTGAACGGGAGGGCCAGGAACGAGCCCATGACGCGCACGGCAGGCAGCATACCCCCGGCGAACCAGTGGACGGCCTTTGCGAGCTGACCGAACAGGACTGCCGTTGCGCCGACGTACCGACCGATGGGGCCAATGAGGGCGAGGAACACTGCCCCGATGACGACGGCCTTCTGAATCCACGGCTCCAGCTCGCTGAACGACTTGGCGAGTTCCGCGACTTCCTTGGCAGCCCAGACGATCCACGGGATGAGCGGCTGGATGACGTCAGCCAGCGCGTTCTGCAGGATGACCCACATCTGCTGCAGCTTGTGCGGCGACGAGTCGAGGACCGCGTTGAGCTCCTTGACCTTCTGGTTGTAGGTCTCGGTAGCACTCGCGGTGTGCTCCAGCGCTCGGTTGTAGTAGCCGAGCGGGTTGATGATGTCTCGCATGAGAACGTCGAAGCGGTTGATCTGCCAGCGTCCAGCGACCGATGCCGACACCTGCGCCTTCTGTGCGTCGCTGAGCTGGTCGAACGCCTCCGCCATCTTCTCCAGGCGCTGCGCACCGTTCAGGGACTGCCACCCCATGTCCTGGGTGTTCATCCCCATCATACCCATGATCTCGGCAGCCTCCTTGGTAGGCGCCAGGAGACGGGAGAGGATGGTCTTGAGTGCGTTACCGGCATTCGCGGCCGACCCGGACGCCGGGACGAGCGCGGCGGTCAGGGCTGCGAGGTGCTGGACGTCGACACCGGCCGAGCGGGCCGAACCGGCAGCACGAGCGAAGGTCTGGATCAGACCCTCCATCGTGACACCGGTCTCGTTCTCAACCATGTTGAGGGTGTCGATGGTCTTGGAGAGTTCCTGGGTACTCAGACCATACTGAGCCTGGATCGCGATGAGTGCCTCGGTGGCGGCAGCCGCCTCCATCTCACCGAGGACCATGGCCTCCAGTGTGAGCTTGACACCCCGGGCGAGCGCGATGCCGGATGCACCGGCTGCAGCCCAGTCTCCAGCGATCTCGATGACCTGCTGCTGGTGGACGCCGAAGCGGTCCGACAGGGCTCGAAAGGCTCCTTCGAGAGCCTTGAGCTCGTTGGTCATCACCTGCGCGGAAAGCCTACTATCTCCGTAGACCTTGTTCACGCGCACCATCGCCGCCTCGTTTTCGAGGGCGAACTTCGTTGCCGCCGCACCTGCGATGGCGAGGGGGATGGTGAAGTTGTACGTGAGCTGTCGTCCGGCCCACTGCACCTGCGAGCCCCACTTGGTCAGGTTACTCCCAGCACCGACCTTGGTCTGGGCGCCCTGAGCGCGCTCAAGCTGCTGCTGCAGACTCGCAACTTCGCGGCGCAGGCTCTGGACCTCCTTCTGAGCCTGCGCGGCCTGAATGCGAATCTGGATCGCCATGAAGGCGTTCATGTGGACCCACGATCTTGTTCGATCTATATGGGCCTCAAGTGCCCGACGACTCGCGAAGCATACAGGTAGGGCCGGTCCCGCGTCTAGCGGGACCGGCCCTAGGCTTTGCTATCGGCGGCGTCCGCCAGCAACTCGACCTGCTCCCTTGCCGCTCGATTGCTTTTTGCGATCGAGCTCTCGCTTCCGCTCTTGCTCGGCTTCGTGCTCGCCGCGCTTAGCGAAGATGTAGCGAAAGTCTTCCAGGAGCTTCGGGTGTTGATCGTACAGCCCACCCTCCACCGGGAGGTGGTTCCACTTCATCGACTCGCACAGTGCGAACAGGCGGATCGACTCGGCAGGGTTCGGTACGGACTCACCCTTGATGAACAGGTCTACTTGCTGGTGGAAGAGCCTTCCCCCGCCTCGCGCTCCTCGGCCTCCTTGATGAGCTTGTCGAGCTCGTCACGCTGCTCGTACAGCTCCTTGGCCGACAGCTCCGCCGTGAGCCAGGGGTTGGCCTTGCGGATCGCGACCTCGATCTTCTCGATGATCGCGGGGTTGGCGTCGCGCAGGAACTCGCGACGCGTCTGCGCGTTGAAGGGGACGTCCTCCAGGGGGCCGTCCGCGCTGCGGCGGCGCTTGAGGTTCCAGCCGACGAGGCTCGTCTCGATGAGCGCGTGGCGCTCCGAGGCCGGGTCCATCCGGGTGCGGGCGTCGCCGCCGCGCTGGATGACGAGGTCGCGCTGGGTGTCGCGCTGGAAGCGCGCCTTCTGGCCCTCGTTCATGATGGCGTACTCGACGTACGACACCTTGTCGGGGAAGAGGAAGCGCTCGGTGCCGCCGAAGCCGAAGTAGTCCATCTGCGGCTGCTGGAACGAGTCCGGCGCGGCGTCGACGGGCTGGGGGGTGTACTGCGTGGAAGTCTCGGACATCCTTGTGACCCTCTCTGTGGTCTAGTGGGCATGCATGCAAGGGACATCATGCCACAGCCCCGGGGCGCGGTACACACCCCGGGGCTATCGGCATGACTCCGGCCTAGAGCGCTGCGAGCTCTTCCGGCGTCAGGGCCTTGCGGAAGATCTGCACCTCGTCCACGATACACCCCTCCGCGACGTCGAGCTTGATCCGATCTGCAATCGGGATGATGCCCGTCGTAGCAGCAGGCGTTCCGATCGACGCTCCGTCTCGGTACAGGCGCAGCATCGATCCGTCGAACGTCGCTGCGATCTTGTACCACACCTTTCCCGGAGTGTTGCGCGACACCTGCTGGAACACGTTCTTGCTGGCCCCGCCGAACACACCCTCGAAGCGGCAGGTCACGTAAGGCTGGGTTGCAAGCAGGTTGCCTCGAACGTACATGCGAGCCACGTACTCCGGCAGCCCGTCCGAGAACAGCGAGACGTAGTTGATGTTGGTCGAGACGCCCTCGGGAAGCATGACGTTCGCGAACAACGTGAAGGCCGATGCCAGCGTGGGTGCGTACCCGATGCCGACATCTCCAACCCCGCCTCCCGCGAGTCCCTGAACGCCCCCTCCGCCAGGCGTGGACACTCGGCTGACGTTCGACAGAAGCATCGGACGCGCCTTGACGGTGTCGACAGCAACATCCGGGTCCTCGTCTGCGATGAAACTCCACATCGCCGCCTCGGCCGGAGGCTCCGAGCCAAGGAGGGGGAGGAGGATGCCGCCCTGCTTGACCCACCCCGCGACCACGGGGCGAATCTCGGCACCGACCTTCACCTTCTTAATCCGCCGCTCGGTGACGATGCCACCGGACTTCATGCGGATGACGACGCCCGTCTCGGGCTCCTGGTTGATCGGCACCACCACGTCGAGCTGAACTCGAATGGTGTTCGTCGTGTCGTATCCCCGGAAGGCGAGCGTGACACTGTCGGCCGTCTCGGTGACAGTCGTGATTCCGTGCTGCGCAACCTCGACGCCCTGCGTGGTGGGGTACATCCCCTCGGACCAGTCGTCGACAGACAGGGTCTTGATGGACGACGTGTTGCGGAACGGCGCCGCACAGAAGGACGGAAAGCCGCCCCAGGGGTTGTTCGACCCGTCGTCCGCCCCCAGGGAGTGCTGGTCGCCGGTAGCCGTGACGACCTGACCAACCGCCTCGTTTGCGATGAAGGTGCCCAGCTCGGACTTCTCTGCAGGGAAGTCCTGCCACTTGTCCTCGCCGCTGTTCGGCTCGTTGTCGATCCAGATGGACTCCTGAATCCACACCTTCACCGGCTCGGGCTGCTGCAGCTCTGCCTTGAACCAAGCCTTCTGCGTGGCCCCCATGCGGGTCACGCCGACCTCTGCAGCGTATCGAGTGTCCGTCACGATGTAACGAACGCTGCCGATCTTGAAGCTGTGGTACAGCATGTTGGGGTCGGGGCGAGTCAGGAAGGCGTACATCTGCAGGTTTGCAGCACGGTTGGCAGGCGTGTACACGCCAGGGAAGGAGTTGTTCGCACCTCCGCCGTCGTGATCCGAGTTGAGCGGAATCACGGGAATGGACTTGTGAAGCTCGCGCAGGGCAGACGAGTATGTCAGCGTCTGCTTGAGGTCGTTGTAGTGCGACGACTGCTGCGTACTACTGTTGTTGGCGTACGTCTTGTCGCCGAGATAGAACCAGAAGGCCGGGTTGTGCGCCAACATCCGCCCGAACGATCCAGACGACGGCGTGGTCAGCTCGGTGTCCAACGAGTCGAAGCACGAGCCCATGCCCCAGGAGTACGTGCCAACGAAGTTCTCGCCGGGGATGGTGTTCGTCTGCCCGACGTACTGAACAGGGTACTCGTACCCGTCGGTGCCGATGGGGATGAGTCCGTAGTGGTAGTCGGTGAACTCTGCGAGTCCGGCAACCGGGACCTGTACTCGTCCGATGGAGTCGGGGATTGCCGCCGTGGTCGTAACAACTCCGGCAGTCAGTCCCGCGTTCGTCGCAACGACCAGCTTTGCTCCGCTGATCGGCCCCGTCGCCGTGGCACAGACGGTGAAGCCGGTCGACAGAGGCGCGGCCACGATGACGTCCGTGAAAGTCGGAGCCGGGGTCGGGTTGCGAGTGTCGAACCACGAGGCGATGATCTGCCCCGTGTCAGCATCATGCGCCAGGATCGGGAACTTGGCGACGTCCGACCGGCGAACATCCGCAGCGTCGGGAACCTGCGCCCCGTCCGTGAACGTGCCGCTGTCGAGAACGGTGTCACGTGCAGACCACGTGGTCAGGTCCGAGAGTGGAGCCCACTTCATCGAGATGACGTTCGGCTCGTAGATCGAACCATAGAACACCATCAGCCTGTCAAAGGCGACGGTGACGGACGGGCGAGTATACCCAGCCGCCGTCCCACTTGGACCAGGACCGTCCGGACCCGTCTCGATTGCCACCGGGGCGGTCCAGGTTGTTGCCCCGGGAGGCAGCGTCATCATGTAGATAAGAACGACACCGTCCACGTCACCGTTCGTCGTCTTGGAGACGACGATGAGGGTTCCGTCCGGGAGTACCGTGGTGGCCAGGTGATCGTCGGCAGTCGCCCCAGCGGGGAGCGACGACAGCGTGACAGAAGTTCCGCCTGCGGGCGTTCCGTTGTAATCCTCGGCGTACGTGCGAGACTGGCGCGGACCAAGGCCGTCGTTCGATGTGAGGAACGAAACCATGTTGTTGTCGCGAGGCATGTAGTCGAGCATGCCTCGCAGCGTTCCGCCGAGTCCGGCCGTGCTGGCGTTGGTAACCCAGGTTGCACCTCCGTCTGTCGAGCGGAGGTAACGCTGCGCTCCGCCCGTGTAGAGGCCGATCCACAGGTAGCCACTCGCACTGATGGACAGTGAAGGCGGAGTCTCATCCGTGTTGGGGATGGTGATGGTGAACTGCGACGGAGTCCCCATCGCGATGATCGGAGCGAAGGTCGTTGCGTTGAACGATCCGAACTTCATGCTCCCGTCCGAGCCGAAGCTCAGGACGTAGACGACACCGTTGCGGTACACCGAGGTGACTCGGCGGCTCTGAACCGACTCGACCACCGAACCGATGACATGGTCACCACCCTCGCGAAGCTCGATGAAGCGGTGCCCCGTGGGGGTCGGGATGATGGAGAACCACTTGCTGTCGTGCTCCCAGATGAGCCGAGTGACCGGCTTGAGCCACCTTCCCGCAGGCGAGAGCAGACCCGACGCCGACGCACCCGTGATCGCCCCCGGCGTCGGCCCCGTCCCGCCCCCGCCCGTGGACGTGAACGCAACCTGCCACCCCCGGAGGTTGTTGGTAGAGGTGGAAGTAAAAGTAGGGATTCCCGAGGTTCCCGGCAAGGTCTGGACGCCCTTGCGAGCGATGAAACCCTTGCGCTGGGTGGCAGAAATCAGTGTCGTCCAACCGCCACCCTGCACCGCTGCAGTGGTGGAGCCCGACCCTACCTGGACGCCTCCGTAGATGAGGGCATTGGGGTTCGTGGTGACAAGGTCGTCAACCTGAACCTCGTTCGTGCTGGTTGCAGTCCATCCCGAAGACTTGTCGTCTTCGAGGATGATACCGCCACCCTCGCCGCGAAGGTGCACCCAGCCAATGTTGCCTCGAACGGCGCTAGCCCAGGTGTACTCGATGAATGTCGGGACGACAGCGGGGACGGTGTAGACATGAACAGAACCACGAACGTTCGCACTTCCGGGCTGTGCGTCGCTGATGATGATGTTGTTGTCGGCGCCTGGCGTTCCAGTCAGAGGAACGTCGATCACCGCACAGATGACCTCAACAAGGAACACATCCCCCGGCTGAGTCCCGACCGGCAGGTCGATCCGGTATGTGGCGGACTCCTGTCCAACCGGGTACTCCTTGGAGCTGTACCCGATCTCAGTGGGCGCGTTAGCCACTTTCAGTCCTCTCAGGGAGTCACGGTCTGGAGGAAGATGGTGCCATCAGGCGCGGCAGCCTCCTCGACAGAGTCGGCGTCGATCATGAACTTGGCGTCGACTGCAGCCGTGATGTCAGCCGGGTCGGCGTCGGCACCGTCGTTGCCGGGAAGGCCCTGCGGTCCCCGGAGCGACTCCAGCGTAACGAGGTCGATCCAGGTCGCGTCGCCAACCAGGCGCCACTGGACGTGTGTGGCCGACGTCTGCATCTCGACGTTCTTGCCGTTGGTGCCAGCGGTTCCCTGGACGCCCTGAATACCCTGTGTCCCCTGCACGCCCTGGATGCCCTGCGGGCCGGTGATCGTAGACAGGGCAACGAGGTCGATCCACGCCACGTCACCGACGTAGCGCCACTGGATGTAAGTCCCGTTGTTGCGCAGCTCGGGAGTCTTCCCGTCGACGCCATCTCCGCCCTCGCCGGACCCGCTACCCTTCGGCTCGTACAGAGTGTCCGCGACAGCCTTGGTCAGGGCCGTGGTGCCCTGCGGAACGGTGCCCACGGCCACAAGGTCGGCCATGTCGACAGGGCCAGGCAGGAGTGCCTGAGGAACCTCGACCGAGTATCGACGCTGCGCGAGGCCACCGGCGAGCTGAATCTGCTCCTGCACGTCGTACTGGAACGACGGCAGTACGTCCACGTCGTTGGTGATCGGCACCTCCAGTGTGAAGGTGCCGTCCGGGTTCAGGTTGGCGGTCCTGGGTCCGGAGACGATGATGGTGTCGCTCGCCAGGTGCTTGATGTGGCTCGCGTTGGGCGTGATCGTGATGGTTCCCGAGGCCGGAGCCGACCCCAGGAAGTCCATGTACGTGCCCTTGATGACGATGGTGTTGAAGTCTGCGGGGAGCGCCATCTCGGCAGCTGCCTTTCTATACAGTAGCGCCCCGGCCCCTTTCCGGGAACCGGGGCGCTACGCCTGCGAGGATCGGTGGATCAGGAGATCGTCGCCTTGCCCGTCTTGAGCGACGCCGTGAGGATCGGCGTACCCGGGTCGGGGCGGAGGGCGCGACCCTCGATGTCGTTCTCGAGGATGTCGTCGCCGGACGCCTCGTACGAGAACGGGTTCATCACGAAGTTCGGGATGTCGAGGTCGATCGAGTACTTCGTGAGCGGGGTCGACGCGGGGATGTCCTCGTAGGTCGACGCCGTGATCTTGAGCGGCGCCTTGACCGTCGTTCCCTGCGGGGCCGTGGCCGACGCCGCACCGTAGACCGCCTGGCGCCACAGCTGGCCGTTGGCGTGACGGATGTTGAACGAGGTCGTGATCTCACGGGACTTCGGCGTGAGGTCCCCGAGGTAGAACGACCCGAGACGGAAGTCGTCGTCCTCGAAGTTGTTGTTGATGTCGAGGCTGAACGACTTCGCCGGGAGGGCCAGCGAGTTGAACAGCACCTGGATGTTGGTGCCGACGATCATCGGCGTGTTGTCCCAGAGCGGCGTGTCGGTCTTGACGACACCCGCGATCTGGCGCGCACCGATGAGGCCGACCGTGCCCTGGAGGTAGCCATTGGCGTCCGCCTCGATGTGGAGGGTGTTGATGACGACGTCCGTGTAGTTGTACGCCTCCAGGCCGTTGCCGATCACCTCCTCCACCGAGAAGAACGGAAGCTGGGCCGCGTCCGAGGGCGTGATGCCGTGGGTCGTGACGCCGCTCGCCGTGACGGGAGCAGCCGCCGTGCCGAGCACCCCGTAGAGGAGCGTGGCGAAGGCGTCGAGACGGCAGTAGAAGTCGAAGTCGCCCGACCACGAGACGGCACCGAGGTAGGCGTCGGCGGTGTCACGACCGCCGCCGATCTCGGGGTCCGGGACGAGCAGCTCGCGATTGGTTCCGAACGAGCCGGAGCGGAGCTTGATCGCCACGCCCTCGGTGCCGGTGTCCGGGTCGAAGACCCCCGGAGTGGCCTGCTGCTTCAGGATCAGCTGGCCTGCCTGGGACGAGTATCCCATGTTCAGTTCTCCTTCGTGGTGTCGGCCTTACCGGCACCCTTGGCCGGGGTCGGCGGGGCGGGGGGCGGCGTCGGCTCGTCGGCCTTGGCCTCGGTGTTCGGGTCGCCCACGACCTGCGCGTTGCCCGCACCGGCGTTGAAGGCGTCCGGCTCGGTCGCGACACCGGCGGACTCCGCCTGGTGCTTGGTCGCCGCCTTCTCGGCGTCGAGCTCGCGCTGCAGGCGCTCGATCTCCGCGTCGACGACCTCGCCCTGCGTCTCGCGCTCCTTCTCGGCCACGATGCTGGCGCGCTTGGCTCGCTCGTCCAGGATCGCCTGCTGGAGGTCGGCAGCCTTCTGGCGCTTCTCCTGCAGCTGGTCTTCGGTCAGTGCCATCAGACTGTCTCCGTCTCGATCATGAGTTCCATGGTAGCCAGGTACAGAAAACTACCACTGATCTCGTTGCTCATGTAGCGCTGGGTAGGAATCCAACGCCGCTGCATGCGCTCCGTGATGCCGTTCTTTGTGACGCTAAGTCCGGCCAACGATACACCGAGGACGGGGTCGACCAAAAGCATGTCCCGGACCATCTTCGCGAACACGGAGTGCTTGTTCAGTCCTTCGATCTGGCCACCATGTGTGACCGAGCACTGGACTGAAACCATGTACCTCTGAAGGGTGGGGAACGACGGTGCGCCCCCCAGGGTCTGCCCGCCGAGCGCCCCACCGTTGAACTCGAAGGAACGCTCGTCGGGAGTCCAGAACGAAGCGAACACCCCAAGCGATACACGCGGGTCCGTCTTGCGGAGCGGCCGCATGAAGGGGTAGACCTCTTCGTCCAGGTTCCCGTCCGTGATGTGGTCGAAGATCGCCTTCACCACGTTGTTCGGAAAGATAGGAGTGTTCTCGTCGATCATCGGGTCATCTCCACAGCGGTGAAGTAGCCGGAGACGAGGAGGAGGACAGCCGCCAAGTCCTGCTCGTTCATGCCGACCACGGGGCGGGCAGCATGAGCGTCGACACCCGTCTGGGCGACCTCCATCTTGTGCTGCAGTTCCCCACTAGCCTTGCGGCCCGGGGCAATCATGCTGGCACCACCGGCAATCGGAGCGATGAGGCTCCGCTCGCCTGTGATGTACTCCTCCAGGTCGCCCGTACGGCGGTTGATCGGGTGCTCGCCGCCGAAGCCCTTCTCCTCACGGATGCGGACAGTGGCGGGCGAGAGTGGCTCCCACCGCCCCGTCACGTCGTCACCCTCCTGAGCGAAGCGCGCCGATGCCCTCCCTCGGATGTAGGGATCGATCGACGCGCCCATGAAGATCGCGAGTGCCTCGGGGCTCGTTGCCGTGTCGAGTCGCCTCAGCGTTTCCTCGATGGTGTCGGCCTGGATTGCAAAGTCGACTGCGAGGTGGATCATGTTATCCGCCTGCCGGTCGGTACTGGTATGGGTACGGGCTGGGGTAGGGCTGCCCGGGGTACGTCGGCGTGGTCGCTCGGGAGTAGAAAGCCTCGACCGAGGACTCTGCGTCGACGTTGAAGATCAGGGGACCGTTCGGCTCGGGGTTCTCGTTGTCGACACGAGGAGCCCCCTCCAGGATGAGCTCACCGGAGGCAACCTTCTTGAGGAGCTCCAGTCCCTGGTTGAGCAGGTAGCGGCCATAGGCGTGAGTGCGGTTGTCCTCGGAACCGGCCGACAGGGCCAGGAGGGTGCGACCGCTGCTGATGTAGACACTGATGCGCTTGAGGAGGAGGCGAGCAGGACGAACCACCGTCGAGGTGGCCTCGTCGATGTTCACCGGCGTCTCGTAGAGGAAGCCGATGGCAGCGTCGATCTCGTCAGCGGCAGCCACGAGAATCTTCTCCTGGCCGATGTAGTCAGGGATGATGATGTCCCCGATCTCCATGTCGCTGACTTCGCTGTACGGTGCCATGCTCGCCTCCTCCTCTAGCAGTGCGTGACGCGGAGCGTCACTTGGTGGTGCCGGTGGCCTTCGCCGGGGTGGCGGGCGCCTTCGGCGTGGTGCCGCCGTCGCCCTTGTCCTCGCCCTTGCCGTCGTCCTCGGAGGACTTCTCCTCGTCCTCCGAGTCGTCGGCGGGCACGACGACCGCGTGCGACTTGCCCTTCTGGACCTTCGACTTGGTCTCGCCGTAGTACGGCGCGTCCGTGTCGTTGGCGAAGTTCTGGTAGATCGGGTCGACGCCCGCGAAGCCGTCGGAGTTCACCGGCGAGTCCTCGGGGTTGACGACCTCGACGTCCTGGGGCACGTACTTGGGGGCCATGCTGTTTCTCCTTATCTGCCAGGCAGTCCTGTGGGGCGCCGGTTACCCGACGCCCCACAGATGACGGACTCGACCGTCAGAGGACGTCGAGAACGGCGGTGTACTCCATGTAGGGGAACACCGGGAAGGCCTTGATGCCGGAGCCGCGCACGTGGCCCCACGGGTCCTTCGTCTCGTCCTCCCACTCGTAGAAGCCGCTCGACCAGTTGCCCTCGGGGTGGGGCGCGGTGAGCGTCTTCGCGAAGCCGATCTGGGTGTCGTCGATCTCACCCAGGTCGCCCTCGGAGGGGAGGAGGATGACCTTGTCGTCCGCGATGAAGCGGTTGAGCGTGTACGACGTGGAGCCGATGGCCCGCGTCTGGTACGCCCCCTCGTAGATCGTGAACGAGATGCCGGTGGCCTGCTCCACGATGCGGAGCGCGCCCTCGGGCGTGTAGCCCGACAGGCCCAGGTAGTTCGGGTCCAGCGGGACGTTCGGCGTGCCGCCGAGGATGGGCATGCCCAGCGCGGCCAGGAACTTGGGGGACCGCCAGAGCTTGTCCACCGCCTTCTGGCTGATGAGGCCCCGCGTCGGGCGGACGCCCCGGCGCTCGTACAGCAGGTCCGAGACGACCTTGAGGTCCCCGATGGGGTCCATGGCCTCGGCGTTCGTCGCCGGGTCCCAGAGGCCCGAGGTCGGGGCCATGTCCTGCTGGTCGGCGGGACGGCCGTAGTCCACGGTCCACTTGATCTTGCCGTCGTTGTAGACGATCTTGCTGGTGGCGAGCGCCTGCGTGATGAGCCACTCGATCCGGTTGTCGAGCTTGCGCTTCCGCGACCGGTCGTCGCGGGCGAGCTTCGACTGGAACTCCTGGACCTGACGGCCCGTGTAGTTCAGGTTGAGCGGGACGTTCGCGCCCTGCGCCGCCTGGAGGACCATGAGGTCCTCGCGGTAGCGGGTGACGTCGGACGCCGTGTACCGGGTCTTGAGCGACCAGTCCACGACGGCCGCACGGCCGGACCCGTAGAGCAGCTCGTCCTTCTGGGCGAGCTCGGCCTCGGCGTCCTCGGCGCGGGCAGGGGCGAGGCCGTCCTGGAGGCCGCCCTTGATGTAGTCGAAGATGACGTCGTCCGTGGGGACGTCCAGGAAGGGTGCCACCTGCAGGCCGATGTACTGCTCCGGCGGCTGGAGGTCGCGGATCGCCCCGAGGGCGGTCTCCTTGCGGACCAGACGGTCGATGCTGGTTCCCATGTCTTGTTTCGCTCCTTGTCAGGCGATGTTCGGGGTGACGTGCCTGAACTCAGGCGAAGTTGATGTCGAGGCGCTTGCCGCCCCGCATCGCGTCGGCGGTCGTGTTGGTGAGCACGACCTCGGCGCCGGAGGCGTTGAGCTCGGTGCACCACGCCTGGACGGCCGTGCAGTTGGTGACCACGGCGACCTCGACGTCGCGCTCCATGAGCTGCCACGGGAGGAACGTCTCCTCCAGGCCGACGATGTTCGCCAGGGTCTGGCGCCCGTCCGTGGCCTGCGCGGAGAACGGGCCGATCTTGCCGACGTCGGCAGCCGTGGACGTGCCCGCCGCCGAGGTGATCTTCGCCATGACGGTGCCCGGCTGGAGGATCTTCGTCGTGGACGTCGACCCGTCACCGTTGGTGACGGTGCGCTCCGGGACGCTGGTCTTCGCGACCGTGTACGACTCGGTCTGCGGCTTGGGGTTGGTGGAGCGGAGGAACTCCCGCTTGCCGAACGGCGTGCTGGCGGTTCCGCCGCCCTTCACGAAGGTGCTCATGAGGTCTCTTTCTCCTCGTCAGGGGTGGGTGATGGTGTTGGTGTCACTCAGCGGGCTTGGGCTTCAGCTCCGGGTGCTCGGCGTACAGCGCCTGGAGCTTCTGGTAGGAGTTGGTCTCGAACAGCTCCTTGTCCTTCATCCCGCTGTTGCGGTGGTGCTGGATGATCTCCTGCAGCGCGGTGACCTGTGCCTGCGTCGAGCTCACGGCGCCGGACTCACCACCGCCCCCCGAAGGAGCGTGCGTGGCGAGCAGCGGCAGCGGCTGGGCGGCCTCCCAGGACGCCTTCCACTGCGTGAACTGCTCGTCCGTCAGCGACGCGGCGAAGGCCTGGAGGCCCTCGGTCTGCGACGCCACGATCTTGTTGTCGGAGGCGAGGCTGTCGACGAAGGCCTTGCGGCCCGAGCTCTTCGACTCCTTGGCGAACGTCTCCAGGACGCTCACGTGCGCCGCGACGGCCGGGGGCACCTCGTGGCGCACCCCGTTGATGATGATGAAGTTCGCCGCGTTCTGGACGTCGGCGGGGGCGACCTCGGCGGGCGCCACCTCCTCGGCCGGAGCCTCGGGCGCCTCCTCCTCCTTGGCGGGGACGGGGGCGACCTCCTCCTCGGCAGGCGCCACGACCGGCTCCTCCTTGGCGGGCTCCGTCTCGGTGTTCTGGATGATGGGGACCACGGAGGCCTCCTCCTTGCTGAGTCGGTTCAGAACGGACTGCTGGATGAGCTTGGGCGAGGGCGCCTGCGCACGGCCAGCGTGGTTGAAGATCGACAGGTCCCAGCGGTCCTCCCAGAACGAGTACTCGTCCTCGGCGTCGGGCGTCTTGTCGTCCTCCGGCTTCGGCGGCGTCGCCGTCTTGGTGCTGGTCTTGTCGGCCAGCCCAGCCTCGACAGCCTCGGTCGGGCTGTACCAGGCCTCCTCCTTCATGATGCCACGCCACACGGCAGCCTTGCCACCGGCGCGTGCCGCGTAGATGTCCGCGATGTTGTTGGAGAGGAGGTCGAGGATGTCGGCGGTCTTGCGCATGCCGTCCGCGTTGTCCCAGGCCATGCCGCTCGCGTCGTGGATCATCATGACGCTGCCCTTGAGCATGATGATCTCGTCACCCGCCTGGGCGATGAACGACGCAGCCGACGCAGCCAGTCCGTCGACGTACACCGTGACGTTGGCCTTGTGCGAGGCGAGGGTGTTGTAGATGGCGACGCCGTCGAACACCGACCCGCCCGGGGAGTTGAGGTGCAGGTTGATCTGCGTCACGTCGAGGTCGCGCACGCGGTCCGAGAACCGCTGCGCCGAAGTGCCCCAGACGCCGATCTCGTTGTAGATGTAGATGTCGGCGGTGTTGGTGTCCGCCTTGTTCTCGATCGAGAACCATTCCGCCTTGTTCTCCGCCTCTCGCTGCACGGCCTTGGGCGCGAGAGACGCGTCCCGGAGGTGCTGCGCCAGCGGGATCAGCGGCGGTGTGATGTGAGAACGCTTCATGATTGGCTCACCCTACGGGTTGGGTCGCGCCGGGCGCAACGGAAGGGATGGTGTGGTGTTGGCGTCGAGCACTATCGGAGGCGAGGTCTCCTCCAACAGCACCTTGCTAGGGGAGCGCATCACGACGGAATGCCAACGAAGGCATTCGCGACAGTGAAGCCGAACCTCCCCCTCTGTCACGACGACCTCGCCGAAGATGCGATCCTGCTTGAACACCTTCACGTGGACGTAACGCCGCCCCTTCTCGTCCAGCCCGTAGGTGGCGAGAAGGGGCTTGCGTCCGCAGAAGCAGCGCAGCTCGTGACTGCTACGCCTGGAGGGCACTATCCACCTCGGATTCCAGCTTGCTCTCCAGCATGTTGAGGAAGCCATCGGCGCCGACCTCGGAGCCGTGCTCCAGGATGAGGTTGATCCAGTTGTCCAACCGCTCGTACATCTCGTGCGTCGAGGCGAAAGCCTCCGACACGCCGTCCTCTTCGAGGGCGGTCTCCATGCGGCGCTTGTAGCCCATCGAGATGTCGAGGTTCTTGTCGAAGATTCCGTTGCGCTCGGCGTTCTCGACCTGAGGCCGAACCCGCGCCACGATCTCCTTTACCACGGCGCGGGCCGACGGCGACCGGCGACGGACCTTCACCCGGGCGGTGCCGCCGCCGTCGTCCTCGGGGTCCTCCTGCGCCGGGTCGTCCCCGGCGTCATCGTCTCCGGGCTTGGCAGGCGGCTTGGCGGTGTCCCGGACCTCCTTGAGCGTCATGCCGACGTGCGTCCCGAGCTCCTCCAGGTCGACCGTGGCCTGGTTGCCGTTGACCAGTGCGGTCACGAGCGACGCCATCAGCTCGGAGTTGGTGTTGCCCATCTTGCGGTACTTGATCTTCGCTCGGGGCGCGTTGGGGCCGAAGTTGTAGTCGACCATCTTCGACAGGAGGTACTTGTCGATGTAGACCTTGCGGTCGTCGTTCATCGCATTGAGCATCCACAGGTAGACCTGCATGTGCCCGACGCCGAGGTTGTACGAGCCGACGTCAGCCGTACGCATGAGGAGGATCGGCGTGAACAGGCCAATCGAGATCTCTTCGTCCAGTCGGGTGAGGTAGCGCTCGAAGTCCGCGCCACGCATCTGCGACTCGAGGTACTCGATCTCGTAGTCGAAGTCGGGCTGCGTCTCGTTGGCGTACGGCGTCTTGTCGTTGGGCAGCACCACGACGGACCGGTTGCGCAGGTCGCGCAGCAGGTCGAGCATGTACATGTTGCCCTTGACCGTCTTGCCGTCGACGTCGATCACGTCATCGAACGGCGCACGACCGATGGGGACCGGCTCGCCGAAGCGCTCGTAGTAGCGGTTGGCGAACAGGTGGACGAGGATGCTGAAGAACCACGACTGGAAGGCGGGCCGAAGAAGCTTGCGCCCGTAGTAGTCGCCATTCTCCATGAGCAGCGGATACCAGAGGCTGTTCTCGACCGGGATCGGCCACTGCATGCCGAACTGCTTGATGCCGTCGTACTTCTTGAACGTGGGGGGCGTCCGCTCGGGCGGAGCCCAGCCCTTTTCGTCCTTCCAGTTGACGACGCACTCCTCGGGGATCAGGTCCTTGACCTTGTCGAGGACGACACGACTGCCCTCGTTATCCCACTCCAGAGCGCCGGGCGAGAAACCAGCCCAGTTCGCCTGCGCGAGTGTGCGGTTGAGCATGGTCCAGTTGTTCCTGATCTGCTCGTCGCAGAAGTCACGAATCTTCTTGTCCTCGCACTCGATCGTGAAGTCCGACTGGTGCTGCATGAACGACAGCACGTTGAGCGAGGCGTTGACCTGGTAGTGGTCACGCATGCTGCGGAAGTCCGCCAGCGTGAGCTTGGAGAGGTCGAACTGAACGATGCCACCGCCGGGCATCTGCATGAACTCGACGTCGCGACCAGCCCAGTGTCCGAAGGCGTTCCCCGTCTTGGGAGGAGCCGACTTCTTGTTTTCTGGAACGATGATCGGTCGGCCCTTGGAATCCAGGAGGGGCACTGTCTCACCATCTTTCGTCAGGCAAATCCCGTCACCGTCCTCGACGGTAGGGCAGTTGCTCTGGCGAACTATACGCGAACGGCCCGCGCCAAGGGAACCCATAGCGCGGGCCGTTCGTTTCCGGAGTGCTATCTGCGCCTCAACCGGTCAGGGATCAGGAACCCCATGCCCATCGAGGACGGCGTAGGCATCGGCCCCTGCGCCCCGAAGGGTCCGTTCGGAATGTCGCGACCCATGCCGACCGGGGACCACTGCTCAGCCTCGTGCTCGCCGTGGTCCTCGTCGGTCAGCTCACGGCTGGGCCGAGCCACGCCCTTACGGTACGAGCGATCCCCCATGAGGGTCGTCGTGACACCGGCGAGGCAGTCGGCCACATCCTTACTTCCGTCAGCAGGGTGGTCGATCTTCTTGCCCGTGTCGGTGAGCTGCGACAGCTCCTGGAAGGCGATATTCACCAGCGCCGAGTCGCCCTTGTTCAGGTAGGTCATGTACTTCGGGAACTCGATGCGCCGCTCGTAGATGGCCTCCCGCAAGTCCTCGTACGGAAGCTTGTTCTTGTCTACCGAGAGGTAGTCCGCCCGATAGCGCTTCTTGCGGAGCTGCTGCATCGTGTCGGTGGACTGGAACCCATCCATGGTGACGGTGGAGATGCGGAACCCGAGCTCGTTCTTCATCTTGTAGATGATGCTGCGGATGTCCGAGAGCATGATCTCCTGCCCAGCGGGCACCTTCACGCGCATGAGGGCGTCGATGACGATGTACTCCTTGAGCTCGCCGTCGTCGGTCTCGATGAGGCGGTCGACGTACCCCATCGCCATGCCGAGTGCGTCGCCGTTGCCCGAGGTCGCGATGTCGATGTGCACTGCACGACGGCGCGGGTCGTTCTGTGCCTGGAACCAGTCACGGAACATGATGCGAGTCGGCTCGGGGAGGACAGGGGACTCGTCGCCGAAGTCCGAGTGCTCGTGCCAGCGCGTCTGGCACTCCTCGATGCGGTCGAGGAGGCTGATAAACGGGTCCTCGGTCTCGGGCGGGATGCCTGCGAGGTCACGCAGCGCCTTCTCGGGGTTGGTGTCGAACTGGTGCTTGTACGCGTTCGGGACCTCGATGAAGTCCTCGTTCTCGACCATGCCCGCGATGCCATCAGGGATGATGGACTTGCGCTTACGGTCGTACCAGAAGCTGTCCCGCGTGCCGTCCGGCTTGAGGAACTTGTGCCAGCCGAGCGACTCCCAGATCGTCATGCGCGTGACGTGCGCCTTGGGATTCTGCTTCATCTGCTTGTACTTCTTCGCAGCGAAGCCGGACCCCTTCTTCATCTGTCCGATACAGATGAGCAGACCCTTGTGCCCGTTCGTGTCCTCGTCGATGAATCGCGAGGCGATGCGGGACTGGATCGTATCGAAGCCGACGTCGGCATAGTCCTTGTCCTGGGTGACCTTGTGAGAGTCCATCTCATCGAGGATGCCCGCGAGGATGTTGTAACCCTCGAACGTGGTCTCAGCGCTGTCGCCAGGGAGAATCCAGATGTCCTTGCCGGGGAATCGAATCTGCTTGGTGAACTTCTTGTCGTACTGCGCGTTGACGAGGAACCAGGCACTGTGCTCGATGCGCGCCTTGATGTCGCCGAAGATGACCTGCATGGCCTGATCCTCGGATGTAGACATCTGCATGAAGGCGATGCGCGATCCGGGCAGCAGGTTGAAGTAGTCCTGCGGGTCACGAAGGCAGATCACCCAATGGACCATGTACGGCAGCGCGATCGAGGCGAACGTCGTCTTGCCGATGCCGATACCACCGGTGACCATCGCCTCCTCGAAGTTGGCGATGCGCTTGCCGTTGACCTTCTCGCCGAAGATCTCCACGAGAGCCTTCTTGAGGCCGGGGCGAACCTTGGCCTCGATGTCGAGGTAGCCCTCCCCAAGGAACTCCAGGATCGACGCAGGCTTCTGGTCGAAGTGCGGGTGGTCCTGGAGCCACTTCAGCTCTTCGGCTGCGGCTACCGGATCGAAGGTGTTCATCCCTCGATCACCGTGCCCTCGATCTCCTTCATGTCGGACTGCTGCATCTGCTGCGGGTCGACTCGACCCTCCAGCAGGCCGCGCATCATGTCCGGCGTGATCTGGTCACGCGGTACACCCTGGTCCTCCAGTTCGCGCACGATGCTCGCGACCAAGATCTTGGGGTTGACCTGAGCCTGCACCCCGACCTGTCCAGCCTGCCCGACGTTCACCTGGACCTTCGCGCCGCCCCGCAGGTTGGGGTCGATCAGCTTCGCCATCTCGGTGCCCTGCTTGAAGAGCTGGTTCGACAGCTTGGTGACCTCGGGGTCGATGTCGCCCAACTGCTCCTCGACCGACAGGCCACGCTCCAACCGGCGCGCCGTGAGGACCGTCAGGTCCTTCAGGCCGTCGATGATGCGGTCGGCGTCGCGGGTGTTGAACTGGTCCGACAGTGTCTTGGGGGACGCGTGCGGAAGCGAGCACACGGCGCCGTCCCGGTAGTGCTTGCACTGGCTCGCCAGGGTGCACGAGTTGCACGTCACCTTGTCGCCGGGTTGCACCTTGGTGCCGGTCGTGGTCAGGTGCGACTTCGTCTCGGGCGCCTGGTAGGACGCGTCCGGTGTCGTCGTGTCCACCACGGACTGCTTGCGCGTGTTGGACAGGCGCACGTTGGGAACCGAGTCCCAGTTCTCGGCGGCCCACAGGGCGGACTTGATGTTGTACTGGCACCGCATCGCCGGGATGGCGAGCTCGACCGGCTTGAAGCCGATGATGGTCACCCAGTTCGGCCAGGCGCGGGCCTGCTCGAAGGTGAGCATCTTGCCGATGGGCAGGAACACATTCCCCTTCTGGGCGGTCGACCGAGGGTCGATGTCCACCGAGAAGAAGTTACTGCCGAACATCACGCGGTACGAGTAGAGCCCGTGGATGTGCAGCTTGACGTCGGGGTAGTCCTCCTGAAGCTCGATGAGCTTCGTGGCGAACGTGCGACCTGGCCCGGTGTTCATGTCGGGCAGGTTGGTGATGACCACCCGGTGCTCCTGCCCGAACACGGGGCGCTCGTCTCCCGGGATCGAGGTGTCGCTGCATGCCGACTCGTTCTCGCCGAGCGGGTTCTCCAGCAGCTCTTCGAGAAGGCGGATGTCCTCGCCGTACTCCCAGACCGGGTACACCGCCGAGGGGCGGTCGAGCTCGTCGCCGCTTCGATACTCAGCCGCACCCTGTACTCCGATGGACATGGCGCGCCAGGCGTACGCCTCTCCGAAGTACAGCGACGCGTGCTTGATGGGATCGAGCTTGCGCTTTGCGAGCATGCCTCGATCCCACGCCACGAGACAGACGCCGGTGTCGACCATCTCTCGGATGTAGTTGTGCGGGTTTCTGCACCACACCTCTGTTGCCACAGTTTCCTCCAGTTGCCACGGTAAGCCTGAGCGCAGGGTAGGGCATTGCTTCCTAGTCGCGCAAGAGGGAACGGCCCCCGGAGTGGAGCGGTCACTCCGGGGGCCTGGGCACCGTGGCACGGTACGGCGCGAGCGTACACGCACGAGGGGGTCCGGGGTAGCCCTACGGGATCGGAGGGACGGTGGCGGCGCCCGATTCGGGAGGGATACGATAGGGGTCCGGTTCGCCCCGTTGGCGCGGCCCGGGAACGACCCGACGCAGCACCTGGAGAACTGACTTGTCTGATGACACCGCTCTTGCGGACCTGCTCGCCCAGAAGTTCATCTCTCGCCGGGATGTGAAGGCGATCCAGATGCCTGACGGCGCCTGGCGCCCGCACACGGCCGACGGCCGTACAGATGGCCAGCGCCTCCCGTGGAAGAGAACGGACCTTCGTAGGCACCTCGCTGGCGAGGTCACCTACGGACACTACCTGCTCGGCACGGACGACACGTGCAAGCTGTTCGCTTTCGACATCGACCTGGAGAAGAACAACCCGAACAACGATCCCGACTTCATCGGAAGCTGGGTCGACACTTCGGGTCAGGTCCACGCGTTCGACGCCCGCGAGGCATGGCTGGATCGCCGCCATCCGAGCAGGGAGTTCCAGAAGATTCACCTCATGATGATGGGGTACGCTCTGGCGTCGACCATCGCCACCGAGCTGGAGCTTCCCACCGCGATGGCATACAGCGGAGGCAAGGGCATCCACGTCTACGGCTTCACCGGGCCGATGCCTGCCAAGGATGTCCGCGACGGCGCGAGGATCGTTCTGGACCAGTTCCAGCACGAGCTGGAGCCCACGAAGGGCGAGAACTTCTACCGCACCACGAACCGTCACGACGACCTGACGGACGGCCTGCGGAACATGACCATCGAGGTGTTCCCCAAGCAGGACAGCCTCGGCGGCAAGGACTTGGGGAACCTCATGCGGCTTCCCCTCGGCAAGAATCTCAAGAACCCGAAGGACCCCACGTTCTTCATCGACCCGGACGGAGACTGGACGAAGATGCCCCCCATCGATCCCATGACAGCCCTGAACCGCACCTGGCTTCCCTCGGCTGTCGCGCAGAATGCCTGACGCAAGCTCCTCCGCTTTTCAGCGCAAGCTGGCTGAGAAGCGCGCAAGGGAGGCTGCAGAGAAGGCTAAGAACTCACCACAGCCGTCCGGGTGGGAAGCCTATGCCGACTTGATCCCGACGGTCGACGATGTGCATGAGCGCAGCGCCGACCAGAAGGCTCTGGACACCGCAGTCGAAGGCATCGACATCATCGCTGCCTATCGTCGCTGGTGCGGCAAGATGGAACCGGTCGTCGGCAAGAAGCGCGAGAGCATCATGATCTCGTGTCCGAAGCCGAACCACAAGGACTCGAACCCCTCGGCGTGGATCAACCTGGACAAGCAGACGTGGTTCTGCGGCTCGTGCCAGGAGGGTGGCGACTCGCACGACATCGCCGCCTACCACTACGGATACCCCGTACCGCAGTACAAGAACGACGCCACCTTCCACAAGCTGCGCGAGCAGATGGCGAAGGACTTCGGCTTCACCATCCAGAAGATGCCGGGTGGTGTGACTCACGTCATCGCCCCCGAGCCGGAGCCGGAGGAGGAGCCCACACCGACGCCCACCGGGCCTGTCGTCGTCGGACCGGAGCCCACGGTTCCCGAGCTGGCACCAGTCATCGAGATGACCGACGATGGCGACCTTCCGTCGTACGACTACCCGTCGCTCGACTGGCGTTCTATCGTCCCCGAGAACAGCTTCATCCGCATGTACATGCGGCAGTGCATCGTGGACGACATCGCGGAGGAGTATCACTTCTGGAACGCACTTGTCGCCGTGGGGTTCGCCCTCGGCCGCGAGGCCAGGCTGTTCGACTCTAGGCCGGTGTACGGGAACTTGTTCGTCTGTACCCTGGGGCACTCCGGGTCTGGCAAGTCAAAGGCGGCGGGCTACCTCAACAACGTGCTGGACGAGGCACTCCCGCACGACTGGACGGACCCCTCGTCGCGTGGTGTGCGTCGCATCGCCACGCCGGGCTCGGCCGAGGTTCTGATCCACAGCTTCCAGAAGCAGGTGACAGACCCGAGCGACCCGAAGAAGGTCATGTACCACGCCCCGGTCAAGGGTCTGATCGACTTCAACGAGTTCTCCCAGCTCATGGGGCGTGCGGGTCGGCAGGGCAACATGCTCAAGCCGACCCTCATGCAGTTCTACGACATGGACAACCTGATCACGTCGAACTCGCTCACCACGGGGTCCAAGGAAGCTCACGACCCCTTCGCGTCCATCCTTACGACGACCCAGCCCGCCGCGATGCGCGAGCTGGTTGGAAAGGGCGACGACAATTCGGGATTCTTGAACCGTTGGGTGTTCGTCGCCGGGCCGGACAAAAAGAAGGTTTCCATCGGCGGCGCGAAGATCGACATCTCGCCCTCGGTGCCCTACCTGCAGGCCATCTTCGCATGGGCTGGCCAGTTCAGGGACAACGAGTACGTAGAGCTCGGCCCGGAGGCGTACGAGGAATGGGACAAGGCCTTCCACGAGGTTGTCTACCCGAAGAAGATCGGCTCGTCGTCGTCCATCCTCAACCGGCTCGACCTGCTCATGAAGAAGCTCATCCTGCTGCTCGCTGGTAACAAGATGGAGCGCGTGGTGTCCGGCCAGACGGTGCGAGAGGCCATGAGCCTCTTCGACTACATCCTCAAGTGCTACGAGATGCCCGAATCGGAGCTCGGCAAGACGCTGAACTCCGAGGTCCAGGAGGCGGTGCTGTACCAGTGCCGCAAGCAGTGGGAGAAGAACCCCCAGGCGGGCGTGACGGTGTCCATCATCGCTCGCAACCTCGCCAGGCGGAACTATCCGAGGGAGATGATCGTGAAGACGCTTGACACCCTTGTCAAGCTGGACCTTATCGAACCCGTGGTGTCCGAACCGGGCAAGCGCGGCCGACCGACAACGAGGTACCGCTATGTCGGCTGACCACGACGTGAACCTTCTCCGGAACGCCTCGATCGAGTGGGTCGAGAACGGCCGTCTCGTTCTTCAGCTCTCCAACGGCGATAGGCTCATCCTCGCGCAGGACGTCTACGACGAGCTGTGCGACGGTGAATACTCTAACCGGCAGCACTACAGCCGCGCCACCTACGCCAAGGGGTGCCGTGGCCCGATGTGCCGTCTCGCTGAGACGCACCGGGGCCGCAAGCGCAACGCCGACCGCGCCCATGAAGGCGGTCGGGAGTATCGCGAGGGCTTCCGCACCAACGACAGGTCGGTGGAACTCGCCCCGATCATCACCTGGCACCTCGCGACCCGGGGCCGCAAGATACGCGAGTCCTAGAAGCAGAGAAACCCCCCGGCTGGAATCCAGCCGGGGGGTTTCTTGTGTCCTTATTGCAAGGCGCCTCGTTGGATCGGCGGTAGGTCGCCGGACAGGTTTCCAGTCGCATAGTCGTACGCGACGTCAGCGATGTGCCCGATGAGCGACCCGTCGAACTCGTCGCCGCAGATACACCCGGGCTCCGTCTGCGAGATGGGGCCGTGGTGCTCCTCGACTAGCGCCACGACCTGCTCGGGAGGGCGCCGTGCCCACATGTGACCCTCGAAGATGAGGGACCCATCCTTGTCGTGGTTGAACTCCACCTCAACGCGGGGCACCTCGCCCACGGCATGCGTGAAGGTGACGAAATGCACACCGTCGAGCGAGGTGCCGTTGACCACGACCTCTGTAGTGGAGGGCGAGATGTTCTGCACCTTCACCATGCCAGACTTCGGAATGCGGGACTTGACGTTGGTGCGCTCGGCCTGCGTGGTGTACTTCTTGGCGCTGCACTTGGGGCAGTAGTAGCGCGTGACAACATTGCCCTCGATCTCGTCTGGAAGCCAGGCGTGTTCGCACGACCCAGAGGTGGGAGCTCCGCCCACAACCTCCAGAGGCCCGTTTCCCAGGGAGTCCTTGAAGACCTGTGGCGGCTCAGTGCCCACCTCCCACCACAGGTCGGAGTTGCAGATGAAGCAGTTGACGAGATACCGACCTTTGGTGTGACCCAGATCAGTTCGTACGTGACCCCACTGGTGCCTGTCGTCGCGACAGCAGGCGACAGTGCGGTCGAAGTCCCAGCTCAGCTGACCCACCTCCAGTTCTCCTTGCCAGCCTTGAAGCCGCCGCACACCTGGCATTGCGTGCCCGTGATGCTCCCCACCATGGCGCGTGCCGTTCGCGTGTGCGAGCAGGCGTCGACCTCTTCCTTGGTGTACTGACGCTTCTCGTTGCACCCGTGGCAGATCTTCCAGCCGCGCCGCATGTGGTGGTGCTCCCACTCGTGCTCGTGCGGCTGCTCCTCCAACACGGCCTCAAGCAGGACTGCCGCGCCGTCGAGCCACATGATGCGAGTGTGCCCGCCGTGCCCGTGGACCTTCAGCGCGTCGTCGGCGGATGCGTACGTGATGGTGGAGGCCGTGTCCCCACGCCAGCGGAGCGTCACGGTGCCGTCAGTAAACTGCACCCCGTCCGCGATGACGCCGGTGCCCGAGACGCCTGTAACGTCGTGAGAGCGGATGAGGACGAACTTGCGGAACCCCTTGGTCGGCGCACCCTCGCGCTCATCGTGCGGCTCCAGGCCGGGGCCGAACACCGCGACCTCCATCTGCACGAGGGTGATCGCGTCCATGAGTGCGCAGAGCGCCGGGTGGGTCTCCTGGAGAGACTTCCCGGCGCGCTGCTTGGGGTGGACCGACTCGTTGGCTTCCTGCATGGCCTTGGTGAACGCCGCTGAGAGCTGGTTCGCAGCAGCCTGGATGACACGGAGGTCCATCAGTCGACCTCCGGCTTGGTGGGCTCTTCGGTGGCATCGAGCAAGGCCTCGCCGACCATCCGGAGAACCTTGTTCCCCAGGTCTCGGGCGAGCACCGGGTTCTCGGCCTGTATCGACTCGGCGTAGGCGATGATCGCGTTGACGGCGTGAGGGTCGTGCTTGGGGTCCAAGACGAACACCCAGCAGTTGTCGTGCTTGCCCTCCGGGTCGTTGATCTTCTTGACCTCGTAGCGTGCTTCCAGGCCCTTCACGATACCTCCTTGTAGGGGACGAGCAGTGCGGCCAGGGCGCAGATTGCGCTGGCGATGAGGGGGAGCAGGGCGACGGGGGTCAGGTTGCCGCTGATGATGACGAACCAGACGAACCCCGCCAGGGCGCCGATGCTGGCGCTGAAAAGGAGCTTCGCACCGTAGCGCATCTCGTACCGACGCGGCGGGGCGGGCTTCTTGGCGATCACTGTTGCGTGTCTACCTTTCATCGTTACTCGTCGTGGAACGTGGG